GCCGGGACGATGTCTGTCGTTAGCACTATACCCAGTACCTCCTGCTAATCCTCCTCCTGCACCACCAGTATAAGGAGAATATGAACCACCGCCACCACCTGCGACAATTATACGAGATAGCAAACCTTGCTCATTATCCCAAGCACCACCAACGAGCCTTATATCAGTAGCACCACCACCGTACATAGAATAATAAGTACCCATAACCTGTTGATTTAAATAACCTTTACCACCGCCATTAAAACCACTTTTAGTGTTATTACTCGTAGATGAAGAAGCAAAACCACTTTCGCCGACGTAAACATATAATGTAGTTTGTTTTTTTAATGTAATTTCACCTTTAGAATATCCGCCTTTAGCATCAGTATGCCAAGAAGAATTGTTGATACCTCCAGAAGAACCCCAGCATTCAAATTTATATTTGCCAGGTTTCAATATAACACTTTGTGGCGAACCATTATAACCAAAATTCCATTCAGTCTGCATTTTCTCACTCTCCTCTCTAACAATAAGTTATTAACTCATTTACACTAGTTGCAATATTAGATAAACCACCATTTACCTTTTCTTCTAGATTAACAAATCTATCTTCGATTTTCTTAGACGAATAAGTAGTCATTTCAGATACTCTGTTATCATCTACAGTTGCATTAATAAAATGAGTTTCTGCATTTCCATTTATCACATAAACGTTTAATTCTGACCTTGTTTCACTTCTAATTTCTATAGAATTATCATCTATAATTTTAAAATTTGTAACTACATTTTCTTTTGTAGTAGCATCTATAATATTTACAACTATTCTCTGTGTTAACAAACCATGTGTTACAGTTGCTTTAAATCCATTTTCTGTATCATCCACCCAATCATCAATTGTTATTGTTTGAGTAGATGCCACATTTGAACCACCTGCGATAAGTTGGTCAATTTTAGTATTCAACTCTGTTTTAGCAGTTTCTATATTTGTATTAACTTTTTCTATTTCTGTATTAGTGTTATTAGGTACATTTTTTAATTTTTTTACTACATCTTCATTTAACAATTTATCACCTTCTTTTTTATTTAGAGAGCTACATTAGTAACTCTCTATTTTGAACATAAAAAAAAGAACTCTTACAGTTCTATGATAATGAAATCTCTAGTGCTTCACACATTTTTCTTACTTCTTCTCGATATTTAACAGGTACTTGGTCAATTGTTTTTAAACCTCTCTCTATCAATCCTACATAAATTGCTGCCATACTACTTCCTCCTTCATTTAATTTTATATTTTTTAATGACATAGTAGATGTCTGTTGACTACTTAATACCATTTCGCATATTTCAGCAGTCGCTAACATTAAATCTGTTATGTCATTATCTTGCGTTTTTTGACTTGAATCTAAATCATCTAATTCTTTTCTTTGTCTTGACTTCTCAATTTTTTCTTTATCTATTTTTATCATTTAATCACCTCTTAAAGTGTTTCAACATCTAAATTGAATAACATAGATGGTTTTTTTATAGTTGTATTAGTGTTTCCTTCTTCTACTATTACTTTAGGTTGTGCAGATTGTATATTCATATCTTTTAACTCATATATCTCCTTATATCCATTCTCAGTTTTTCTTGTCTCTACTTTAACCATATCTTTAAATGTATCTGATTCATTTATCTTTAATTGTACTTTTAATTTATTTACTAAATGATAAATTGGATTGTTAGAATTTAAATCTTCTAACAGACCTTTATTGAGTGTAAGTACTACATCTTGTGAATTATCAACTATACTAGATACATTATAAGTATTCCCATCGATTAATACAGTTGAATCTTTTACTATAGTTGCTCCTGTTTCTTTTTTATAAATATAAACATTTATATATAAATTATTTCCAATGTCAGAATGTGCTTTAAATACAATCTTATTTTCTCCAAGAACTAAATTCTCTGGATTAATCTCAAACGTGACTGTTCCTGTAGATAAGTCTTCTATTATACTTGAACTAATATTATTTATAAACATCTCTATTTTTGTCAATTCATTATTTGGATTTTGCAAATCTATTTCAATAGATGAGTATGACTTATTCTTTATTTCCAAACAAGTTTTCTCTGAATCTACTTTTGAGATTATATATAATGTTTCATCTTTTATTAAAGCATCCACTATATCATTAACATCTCTTGGAATATATATTTGTGAGAAAGTATATAACATAGAACCAATCTCTACATCTTTAATTTTATATGTTTCCTTATTTATCCCTGTAACATACAAAGTCTTATCATTTTTTATAACAAATATATGTTTATCATCATAAGATTTTATATATTTTACATTTTCTAATACTTTAGTAAATAATTTAATAATTGTATTTTTTGTATTCTCATTCAGTCCTAAAATCCCATTTATATTATATCCTTGTACGTATAATTGACCTTCTGTAGTTATAGCCAATATATAATTACTATAAGCATATATCTCCCTTATATTAGAAATAGTTAATACTTCTTGTAACTCATTAACCTCATCATTATGCCCTATTCCAAGTTGATATTCTGAGTTTTTACCAATAGAAAACAATGAGCCATCATTTTTTAAGAAGTAAGTAAAATTATCACCACAAGCAATATCTATTATATTTGTTAAGTTAATTTTTATAAATTCAGAAGTTGTTGTTAGCTCAGATTTATTTATAGCAAGTTCCCCAAATTGATTTGAACCACAACCATAGACATCCCCATTTTCTAATATCAAAATTGAATGAGTTGATGATAAAGACATCTTTTTTATATTATCAAAAGGCAATGAAGTTGAGTAATTTCCAGCATTTGTGCCAAATGGTATTCTATAATTAATACTATCATCATTATGTAAAAATATCTTCTTATTTACTAATAGTCCATAATTATTTCTTATAATAGACATTTCATTAGAAAAACTTAAATCACTAGGATTATCACCAGAAGTGTTTGCAATCTGATTTTCTTCATGTCCATTAAAAATACCTACTTGACCAACTACAGCATTACCTTTTCCTTCTAATTTATTATTAGTATATTGAACTATAAGACCATTATGCTGTGTATATACCTGTTTTACATTAAGGCAATTTCTAACAGGTGTTTTTTGTACAACATCAGAATAATTATTGATTTGACCCAATTGTCTACTACCAAACACATATAAGGCATTATCATTATCTATATAATAAGCATTTTTACCATTTGCATATATGTGCTTTATATTACTTGTTAATTTTTTTAATACTACAGTACCAGATTCATTAAAACCTATACCATCATCAGCATTTCCTCCAGAATATAAATCTCCATTTTCAAGTAAAACAAAAATAGTGTATTCTCCTAGAGCAACCTCTTTTATATTACTATTAAACGCTAAATCCTTATATCCTTCAATATATCCTGATGAATTATTATATGAAGTACCAACACCTAAACCTCCTAATGAGTTATATCCTGTGACAAATATTCTATTTTTCATTGTAATTATAGTTTTGCCTTCTTCCAACATTAAATTTGATATAGTTGATGGGTCTGTTAATCCTTCAATATTTATTTTAGTTAAACTGTTTGAATTTGTATTTGAACTTATGTAATTTCTATTTCCACAACCCATTAAAGAAATTATATTATCATTCTCCAATAATATAATAAAAACATACCTTCCACAAAATATATCCTTTATTGTTCCAGAAATATTTACTTTAGTAAAAGTATTTCTATTAATATTATCCCCTAATCCTAATTGACCATAGCCATTTGAACCAGTTGAAAATAATTCATTGTCATAGGTTAGAATGTAAGAAGATTTGTAACATGTTATTACTTTTTTTACATTATCAATAGGCACCTTAGTAAAAGTACCCCTATCAATATTATCTCCTAAACCTAATTGCCCTAAGTCATTTGTTCCAATTGAATAGACTTGATTATTATTTGTAAGAATAAATAAACAATCATTCGATGGAATAAATTCTTTTATATTATCTATAGGAACTTTTATAAATTCAGACCGAGCTTTAATTGTCCCTAACTTGTTACCAGCATTATTACCACAGACATATCCTTCGCTATTATTTAATAATATATATAAAGCTTGTCTATCACTTTTAATTTCTTTTATATTTGATATGATATATTTTTTAGAAAATTGTTTTGATATATTTACAAAACCATCATGTCTAACATCATAAGGTTTTTTTATGCCAAAACAGCCATGAGAATTTACTCCAGAACAATATATGTTCCCAAAATAATCTTTAATTACTATCCTTAATCCACTAGCATATATTACTTGTGAATTATATGCAAAAAAAGCATTTGATAATGTGTATTTTTGACTATTAGAATAATAACTACTGTCTCCTCTTTGCCCACCTGCATTTCTACCTCTTATTTCAAATTTAGACTCCATCCTTGTTTTACTTGTTGTATATAAAAGATTGTCTGTTCCAAGATAATGATTATAATAAGGCATAGAAGACGATATAAGACTTCTTAAACCTAAATTCTTGTCTTGGGATGAAGCTCCAAAAGTCGAAGGTCTTCCTGTGAATTTTATTTCTTTATATCCTCCATCACTAGCATCTAATAATAAACATAAATTATAGTTAGAAACCAGAACTTTTGATAATTTAGGTTCATCTATTAAAACTGCGACTTCATTTGCATTTGAGTTTTTACTTCCTACAAACTCTCCAAACCTTGAATAATAATCATCAGTTACAGAATTTTTAATACTTGTGCTATAATAATTATGTCTCCCAGAAACATAGTAGTTATTAGACGTAGTTCTAATTAAACATCCATTATTAAAAGGAATAATTTCAGCAATGTTAGATACATCTGATACTGTTGTATCTGTTTTATATCTTGAATATCTCATCTTAACAAAAACGCTCCTACTTGAGGTATCATTAAGACTTAATTCGCCAAAAACATTATATCCTGCTGCATAAGATATTCTGCTATTGTCTATGCAATATGAAGAATTTGAATATGCAATAATTTCATTTACATAAGTTACAGTACTTACTTTAGTAAAAATATTTCTATTAGTAGTGTCATTAAGTCCTAACTGCCCATAATTGTTTAAACCAGTTGAAAATAATTCATTAGTAGTTGTTTTTAATAACGCATGGTTATCTCCTACAGAAATTTTGTCAACAGAAGAAATATTTACTTTAGTAAAAGTATTTCTATTAATATTATCCCCTAATCCTAACACTCCAAATACATTATATCCTGTTGAATATAATGTATTATCACTTAGTAATATAAACGTGAAATATGAGCCTAGATTTAAATATATATCTTTTATAGTAACTCCTTCTTCTAATTCCAATGGCACTCTAGTAAACTCATAACAATGACGATTATGACCTAAACCTAAACCTCCATAAGCGTTGTATCCTGCTGCGTATAGTTCATTACCATTCACAACAATAAATGTAGAGGTGTCATTTGCTTTCACTAAAGAGATATTCACAAAATTATTTTCAAGCCCTATATCTAAAACTCTTTCATCATTTTTATTTATTAATAATCTATTATCAATAGACTCAATATGATTACATTCTTCAATATCAAAGTCCTCAAATTTTTCAAATCCATATATAAATTTATCATATCTTTTTAAATAAGAAAAACTATAACTGTTATCTCCTGTCATATACAATTCATTGTTGCTAGTTAATATAAAGCTTATAGCATGAGCACATTTAATTTTACTTATATTTTTAATACTAATAGAAGATTTTCTAGGAGTATATGTTGATCTATCACAATTTATTTTATCTCCTAAACGCCCATCTGGGTTGGCTCCAGTTACATATATATCATTATTATTAGCTATATAAAATTTATGATATCTACCACTTTCTATATTTTTTACATTAGATATAGATAGTTTTGTTAAGACTGTTACTGTAGCTCCTCCACCAACACCAACTTGCCCATTTGAATTATCTCCACAACCATAGACATCCCCATTTTCTAAAAGAAAATTTACAGCACCTTGAGCAGTAGAAATCTTTATTACATTATCTAAATTTACTTTAGTAAAAATATTTCTATTAGTAGTGTCATTAAGTCCTAACTGCCCATAGGAATTTGTACCTGTTGAATAGACTTCATTATTTAAAGTTAATATATATGAACAACTGACTCCTGCAAATATTTCTTTAACACTCAAATTATCAATTTTAGTAAATGTATTTACAGTAGATGTATTTCCTAAGCCTATCCCTCCAAATTTATTATTACCACATACATAAAGCTCGTTGTCATTTGTAACTAACATAGAATAGCCATTCCCACAAGCAATTTGTTTTACATTACTTATATTTATCTTAGTAAAAGTATTTCTATCAATATTATCTCCCAAACCTAACTCCCCATCTGTGTTTAAGCCAGTAGAATACACATCTCCGTTATTTTTAAGTAAAAGAGAATGAGTTCCAGAAGATGAAACATACTTAACATTGTCAATATCTATTTTTGAAAAATATCTTATAGGTGATACTTTATTTCCAAGTCCTAAATTGCCAAAAACATTATATCCTGCTGCATATAACTTTAAATCATCCTTAATTATAAACACAGAACCAGAATCCATATCTGTAAATATATCTTTAACATTAAAAGTATCAAAATTTTTATTAAACTCTTCTATTTTAAATTCTTTGTTTCCAAATAAAGAACCTCTTTGTAATAGTTTATTCTTTTTCATATAATTCCCCCTATCTCACTTCGTAGGAATACTTGTTTATTTTTATTTCAGTATCACCTTTTTGATAAGATTCTTCTGTTTTAGTTTCACTATAGTTGCTTCCTAAATCATGAATATATCTTATTTTGTTGCATAAAAAAGGAACTGTTACATTTTTAAATAATACAGTTCCACTATTTGAAAGTAACTCTAATTGTTGCTTAAATTTATTAAGCTTTAAACCATCTAAATTACTTATGTTTTTAGAATCATATAGGGTATCATACCAATACCCAGCTTCATCTGCTGTAGCTTCCTTATCTAATTCTAATTCAAATAGAATTTTAAGTATTTCCACAGACATTTTATTATAATTTTCTTTTAATATTTTCAATTGCTCGTTTGTATTTCCACCAGATTCAAGAACTTTAACACTAGCATCTAATTCATTTACCGCATCTGATATATTTTTAGATACTGTACTTAATTCACTCGAACCAACTTTACTTTGTATTAGATTTATTTTCTCTAAGTTAGTAGCTATATTACTTTTATTTTCATTTATCTTAGTTAGACTCTCATCAAATTTTGCATCAATTTTAATACTAGAGTAAGTACTATCTAGTGTTGTTATATTATCATTTATTGTAGCTTGTATAACTTCTTTATTTGTATTACCATTTACAACAGTTACTTTTACATCTATGTTACTTTCATTAAATATTTCTATCGTATTAGAATCTACTGTAGTATAAGAATTAGTCATACTTTTCTTAGTTGCTTCATCTAATATTGCTACAAATATATTTTCTGTAACTAAATTATGATTAACTATAAGTTTAAAATATTCTCCATCAGCAACCCAATCCGATTCAACATAAGATTTACTAAAAGCTACATTAGTTGCAGCAGAAGTCATTTCTGCTATTTTCTCGTTAACTTTCTCAAAGTCATATGTTAATCTATCCTTTAAAGTATCCTTTACAGTTCCATCAACACTTTCTCTAGCTTGTATTAATTCGCCTCTAGCATCAAGACTTTCTAATTCTTCAAACCTATTTTCAAATTCAGTTATTTTATTACTAACAGTTGTTGTCATATCAGTTTTAGCAGTATTTACTTCAACTATTTTGTCATCTACTTCTTTTATCTTTGTATCTAATTTTGTAGTACTTTCATCAATACAATCTTCTACATTAGATATAGCTTGATTTACTTCATCAAGTTTGTAATCAATTTGCTCTTGGTTATCTGTAAGTTTATCTTCAAATGTCTTATCATACAAATCAAAAGTATTATTAGCTCTAGTGTCTAAGTCTTGAAACTTATTGTCTGTCTGAACTTGAACATCAAGCATTTTATCATCGACTATATTATCTATTTCTTTAGACTTAGCATCTATCATTTCATCTAATTGGAGTTGGCAATCTGTAAGTTTATCATCAACTTGAATTTGCATATTCTGAATGGATTCTTCACGATTTGCCTCTTGATTTTGACGTGTTAACTCATTAAACTCTCTTTCTTCTTCTTGTATGTTTCTTATATCTTCATTATAAATCCTAATCTGCTCTGCTTTATCCCTAACTTCTTCATTTCCAAGTATAGTTATTTCAAGCTGTTCAACTCTTTTAGTCAACTCTTTATTATTTTTTATAATCTCTTCTGCTTGGGCTATTATTACCAATAATACTCCATATTCATCAGTTGAGGTGATATCATCATCATTAATCATACCCTCTTCAACTCTATAATAAAGATTTGTAGTATTGAGTAAAGTTCCATCTTTCACAAGGGATAGTTGAAATGTATTTATACCAACAGAAGCAAGTGCTTGTCGGCTAAGTTCTATCTCTACAATACCATTTTCTGCATCTACAACTTCACATTCACCATTAACCTTTTGTCCATCACTTTTTGTAATGCTAACTAAAACTCTATCATATTCAGATAAATCTATTATTTCATCTTTATTTTTCAATATAGCTTCAATATAAGCTGTTTTAACATCATTTTCATTATAAATAAAATAATCTAGCAATCTTTTGTTTATTCTATAATTACTAAAGTCGACCTCTATGGTATGATTCTTTATTTCATAATTTTTCAAAGTATCACATCCTATTGTTCTTTATTTTGTTCTTCTAGTTCTTTTTTCAAGTTCTCAATTTCTTCTTGTTGTTGCATGTTGAGTGCTTTATAAAGTATTAGTTCATTATATAAACTTTTTATCTCTTCAAATGCTACTGTATATGCTTTTTGTAAATTTACTTCCATATTAATATCCTCCTAAATTATTAATTTTCTCGTTTAATTCATTAATTATCATCTCTAATTCTTCTCTTTTTTGTATTTCTTCTTGAAGTGCAGTTGCTACAACAGTTGTATAACCAGATGGGCTAAACATTAATCCATTTTCTTCTCCATAGTCATATAGAAATGTTTTTCCAACATAACTATCTTTAAAATCATTAGCTATAAACCCTATTTGACTATCTGCAATTGTCCTATCTTTTTCTGCTATATAATCAAATGTTGCTGGTTTAAAATCATCTCTTATAAAATCTAAAAATGGTGTTGGAGTGATACTTGAACGAGTTCTATTCTTAATATCTTTTATGTATACTATATTCTCTTTAAACTTTTTATCAGATTCACTCAGAGTAGAACGAGCATATAAATATCTCCATTTATAACGCTCACAACCTAAATCAGTTACAGAACGCTCTGGATAAAATGAATATCCTACACCTAAACTATCTCCATTTGTAAATGTAAAAGTAGCTCCACCACATCTTACAAAAGTATCATCTCTTTCAACAATAAAGTGTTCTTCTCCATCAACATAAATCTCAGCAGTATCATATCCTACCCAAAAATAATTATTGCTATCATATTTTAATCTTATTGCTGAGGCTTGACTAGAACCATCTGATTGTCTTGCATCTATTGCAAATCCAGACCTGCTACTTCCAAATAATCTGATTATTGGTTCATGTCCAGATGGAGTAGTTAATATATCACATGCTATAGCTCCTTGATTTACTGTTAGACCACTCCTGCTTATCTCTACATAATTTGATATATCATTAAATCCAAATTCAATTTTATCAGGTTTAATTCCTACAATTGAGCCAGAGTTATTCCTTGTAACCATCATGGTTATATCATCTTTAGTTAATTTAATTTCAGCAGCATTTGTTTTAGTTGCACCATCAACTTTTGCTACTTCTAATTTTATTTCTTTAGCTGTAGCATTTATCTGTGAAAATTCCTCTGATATACTTCCACCCATACCTGTTATGTAAATTTTATCGACTGTATTTTTAAGTTCATTTATCTTTAAGTTATATTGAGCATTTGCATTTATAGCTAAAATTCTGTCTGAAGGTGTAATTATACCATCTGAAATAACTGAATTGATTATAGAGTTTAGATTGGTACTTGCTGCATTCAATGCTGTTTTTGAAGTATTTATTGCTACTAAGTCTACTCCAGTAGTTCTATCAATAAGTTTTTGTAGCTCTATATATAAACTTGTTTTGTCTGTATCTAATAAATTAAGTTCAATATCAATCTTTTCTTTTTCTTCATCTGTAATCTCATTATCGTTAAAATAATTAGACATATTAGAGCTAAATGTTCCTAAGTCTGTATTTAACTTAATTATAGCTTTATTTATGTTTTCTCTTAATATTATATTTTCTTGTGAACCACCAAAATTTTTAGTTACTTCTTTTACTAATATATTTACATTTTCAGCTCTCTGGTCTATAAGAGACATATTTTCTTTTATATGAGATGCATCTTCTTGTACTTCTAAAACTGTTTGATGTATTCCATCTATGTCTTTTTCAATAACTACAAACTTTTCATTGTGTTCTTCATCAGTTTCATACAATCCCCAGATTTGTTCTTCAGTGTTTTTTCTTGAATTACCATCAAAAGATATATTGAATATTGATGAGTTTATAGGAACTTCTGTATGCTTTCCATTATCATTTACAACTACTAAAAATTGTGTATTTCCTTCTGGTAATCTTACATTAGAAACTTTCAATGTCCCTGGATTATCAGCATCCCAGTATATATATTTTTTATTTGTTTCTTTATCTACTACCTGATAAAGTGTGTTATTATAAGTAACAATTACTCCAGTAATTCTAATCCATGAATCTGCTGGTGAATTATCCAATATCAATTTACATCAGCTCCTTTTGTATATTTTTCTTAGGAATATATTCATCTGGTAGGTTAATTCTTTTCTTCTGTTGCTGAATAAATAAATGTCTTTTAGAGTTCAATGTTCTTGTTGCATGTTCAGCTTTAGTCAAATAATCAGCTATAGTTCTTTTGTCATCTTCTTTTATTTTTTTATTACTTAAAGTTAATTCTAAAGTATCCAATTTCCCATTTTTTAAATTCTGGGTAAAAGATGTAAAATATACTAATTCTTCTTCTTTAGATTCTTTGCTATGTAACACTATAATATCTCCCAGACTTAAATCACCCTTCCAATGCTGTCTAAAATTAATATCTATAATTCTATCTAAGAAGTTTATAACATCCAGAGTCCATTCTCGTGTTGGAATACATTTCAAACTTAATTGCCTTTTACCTTCTGCTATTAAATCTTCAACTTTTAAAAAAGCATCATTTGTATAAGTGTCATAGTAGAGGAACTCATTTAATTCATCTAATAGAACCTCATTAAATATTAGATATCCATCCTCATCAGTTGAAGTCTCCCTCTTACAAAGAATATTTATATCTTTTATACTTTCATTTAACTTAGCTATTTCTTCTTCTAAATGTTTTATTTGAACATCCAATATGACTTTTTTATCTTCTAGTTCACTTATCTCTACTGCTATTTTAGCTGAATTTACTTCATCTTTATGTTGTGGATTATCATATGTCTTTTTTATATCTTTTTTCTTACTTATCATTTCTATTACCATTTGCCATTCGTTGCTTTTACTATCACGTTCTCTTTGTTTCTTAAGCTTTGTATCTATTAATTCTCTCCAAATTGGCTCTCTTATTTCATTCATTTCTTGATATTTCTTTATAGCTCTACTAAGTTCTTCACTCATTTCTTTATTGTCTAAGAAATAAGAATAATTCTCAATGTAATCATATCCTGTAACTGTAGCTCCTATTACATTCATATCTTCACTACCTTCAAGCTTCAGTCTAGTTACTATATCATCACTATTTGTAGTTCTTTCAAGTGATTTTATGTAGTTATCATGAGATAAATATAACTGAATGTTATCTCCAAAACTGTCTATATGATACAAATTAACTAAATTATTATAAGTGTCAAAATCAGCTATACACTCAAATTGTTCTTTTAGTTCATTATTGAAATAATCTAACCAATTAGAATTAATACTCTCTTGCCATCTTACTTTTTCTCTCTTATTACCTTCACTATCAGTTTCATAAGCAATTGAATCATCCACATAACCAAGTTTCCAGCCTGTCTCTTGTTTTAAATAATCATTAAGAGATATAATAGATGCTTCTTCATCTTTGGTAAACATCTGTAATCCATAGTCCTCAATATTCACATCAATTTTTCCTAGTTTAACTTCTTTAGATTTAGCTGTTACTACTTTTAATTTATCGTCTGTAGTCACAACATTCTTAACTACAAAATATTCTTTATTATTAAGACAAATAAGACGTTCTTCTTTTACTTCTTCAAAAATGGGATTTATTATTTTATTAAATAAAAATCTATCTGTAATATATTTTGGAATGGTCAGTTGTATTTCATCTACTCCACCAAGCTCACGCTTTATAGAATTTAAAAAGTTGATTGGGATTTGACCTAAAAATGATTTGTTCATCTTGTGAATGGTTAATGTGTAATCAGATTTTATCTGTTTAAGATTCACATTAAAATGCATATTTTATCACCTTCTTTGTATTAGAAAAGCCCATCAATTAAGATGAGCTAAAATATTTTATTAATCTAAATATTGCAACAAGTTTAATAGCTTGTTACATATATGATAAAGCAAAAAACCACTCAAACGCCAATAAGAGTGGTTTCAAAAGATAAATTGATTTTTTAATTAACTTTAAGGAACAATCACTCTTTGTATTAAGTAGATTAAATTCCTTACTTTTATTATATCATAAATACGTTTTTTGTAAAACAGATTCGTTTACAGTTAATAAATAAAAAATCACTATTACTGATATCAATTAATACATGTTTTAAATAGGTATATTATAAATCATTTCATTATTCAAAATTCACTTCAATATCTTCAAGGTCTTTTTCATTAATATTTAGGTCTTTCAGAATTTCGCTTTGAGATATTAGTTCTTTTTCATCTATACCTTTCATTCTTATTTCTGTCTCAATAAGAAGCTTACAATCTTCTATATTATTTATCATTTGTAACACCTCCTTAAATATATACCAGAGTATAAAAATAGCCACTTGTTTAAGGTGGCCTAGATAAGTAGAAATTCTTTATGTAAAAATATTTTAATTTTCTGTTACCTGTATTATATCTTTATTCTACTGCTGTCGTCAATATAATATTAAATTTAACATTATGGAAAATTATGGTATAATATTTTTAGAGACTACAGTTTAGACTATTAGGGTGATGGCTCTTTAGTTAAAATCCCCAGTAAGAAAGGGGGTGAGACTATGGAGTACTTAGTTTTGTTTTTAATAATGATAATTATGATTACAAGAATAATCAATCATTTGACAAAGCTAATAGATGCAATCTTAAACTTGAAAGCATCTATTAGGAAACTAAAGAATCACCAGACTGGCGGGTCTAGTGATTCTGAAAGTAATACATAAATCTATTCTTTTTATTGTTAACTTTAAGAACTACACCCTACAGCAAATAGTTTGTAGTCTCTTTTTTATGTCCCTATGATATAAATTTATATCATTTATATTACTATTATACTCCAATATTATCAAAATAGTCAATGTTGTCATTATCTTCATTGAAAAATAAAAAAGCTATATTATTAATAGAATAACTTCTTAGAACACAATATTCTTTTACAATTGTAGACAATATAATATTAAATTTAACATATTGGTAATTTATGGTATAATATTTTTAGAGACTACATAAAAAAAACTATTAGGGTGAATCTTCATATACATAAGCCTTCCCATGTCAAATCAAGAGGGGAGGTGATATGATATTATGAAATATCTAATTTGTTTGCTAACGATAATAACATTTCTTACAACTATAATTATTAGTTTGATTAAGTTGGTTCAGAATTTAAATAGACTCTTTAAAGAAATAGATGAGTTTAAGAAAACGTTGCAAAAAATTAAGAATCACCCGAACGGCAATTCAGGTGATTCTTCCTCTAATTAACACTTCGCTTATTTATGAAGAGACACCCTAGCACAAATAGTTGTAGTCTCTTTTTTTATGTCTTTATGATATAAATTTATATCATTTATATTACTATTATATCATAAATACGTTTTTTATAAACAATATTTTTTATTAGATAAATATATATTTTCAAAAAAAATCTGACTATAAATTATAAAACGTAAGTAAATGAGTGAATAATAAATAAAGACCAATTACATATATTAAGACCTAGTATTAGAAATAATTTTTTTGTTATTTTCTTCAATCATTTTCCTCATCTTCTTTTCAAATTCAGGCATTACATCTTTAGTTACATTCCCTTGTACAACAACAAATGGTGAATTATAATTAACTGCTGATATTGGAGATGTACTTCTTGAACGAGAATTTGAAGGAGGATTATAATTAGGCATAGCAAATTTACTTAAATCTAATTCATCCAATATGTCATTAATATCTTCTAATGTCTCTTTACCTTCTTTTAATCTATCGAGCCATTCCTGCTTAGTGACAGAACCCATTGCCAACATACCATCTTCATATTTATTTATGTATTCAATAATAGCATCTTGAAGTTTCTTAACCTCTCCATCAAGACCTACAAATTTACCGCTTGAAATTGCTTCATTAATTAAATCAACTAAATTTTCATCTGAATATTTTTTCTCTAACTCTTCTTTTAATTTATCTGCTTCTTCTTGTAGTCTGTCAGACTCCTTATCATACATATCATTGACTTGGTCGTCCACATGGTCTTGTACTAAATCCTGTAATTTCTTCTGTTCTTCTTTTAATTGTTTTTGTAAATCTTTAAGTTTCTTCTGACCACTTAAAGAACTATCTCTTTCAGCTATTGCTATTTGTTTCTCTAAATCACTTATTACATCTTGTTGTTCTTCATAATCATCTTTATATTTGGCTTCTTTTCTTGAATCATTGTAAGCATCTTGTTGCTTTTTAAGAGAATCAATTTTAGCTTTAGTTTCCTTATCTATTTCTTTAAGTCTCTCTTCAAGCTCTTTTTTATACATGTCTCTAATTTTTTCTTGTAGACTTTGAGCTTCTTTAAGCTGTTCTTTATAAGCATCTTGAATCTCTTTATTTAAATTTTCTATTTCTTCTTTATTTTGCTTAATTTGATTATTAGCATCAGGTAAATCTTTAAGAAGTAAATCTAAATATTTTTTAGCATTTTCTTCTATTTCTTTATATTTATCTGCATCTTTGTTATTTTTTAGAAACGCTAATTGTTGCTCATAATTTGTTATGTTTTTACCATCAGCAGAAAATTCAAATCCTTCTTTTGATAACCCTTCTCTTAACTCTTTTGCAGTATCTTCATAGACTTTAATAACATCTTTAATTTCCTTAGCTTGTTTGGCCAATAACTCTTTCTTCTTTTCAATTAAGTCTAACTTTTCATCACCTTCAGCATTTTTCATAAGAATGTCTATTAAGTCTATTTCGTTTTGTATTTCAGTAACATGTTTTTGAGCTGAAGTTAAAGCAGCTTCTCTAGCAATCTCTTTTAATTCTTTTTTAAATTCCTCTGCTGCTCTAGTTGATTCTATAAGAGAATTTGTTACTTCTTGTTGAGCATCTGCAACTTTCGGTATCTCAGTAAAAGCAATCTTTAAATATTCTTCAACAACCTTTTTCTCTTCTTCTATTTTCTTCTTACGTTCTTCACTCTTTTTACTACCTTTGTCGCTCTCTGATTGCTTATCTAACTTCTCTAATTCTTTTTCTAATGATATTAATTTTTCTTCATAACTAGTTAAGTTATCATCATCTGAAAAAGTGTACTTATAATCTTTTTTAAGTCTATCTTTTAGTCTATTCTTTTGAGTATTAAGTGCCTTATCTTTTTGGTCTAACAATGTTAGTTCTTCTTTATATAAAGCGTTTTGTTCTTCAAGATATTTAAGTTTATCTTTTCCACTTGCATATTTCATTTTCTTATCTAAAAGAGATATTCTATCTGTAACTTTAGATATCGCATTTTCTAATTCTTTTAGTAACTCAATGCTATATTTTACTGCTGCATCAATAGATTTTGTATCTAATGCTATTTTAGGAGTTTTAGTTATACGAGAGAATTTCTCCGTAAGAGTTTTGACTGGAGATGTGGCTCTTGATACTGCTCTTGAGAATAGAGATGGTTTTGTTACAGGAGTTTCGTCACTTATTGGTACTGGTTCTGACGTTCTAGGTTGGGCTGATAGATTAGCTGGAATTGCTTGTGTAGTTTCTATAGAATTTATGGATTGCACACTTTTTCTATTACTCTTTAATCCACCTAATATATTATTTGCAAATTGAGAAGCAATTCCTCCTAGAGTCCCTACTGTACGAAGATGTGCTGTTATTGTAAAACTCTTATCACTTAGTTTTTTATTTTCAGTTTGACGAATTGTTTCTAAAGCAGCAGAATTATTCGCTTTAAGTTTAGCCCACTTGTCTTTTATTGTTTTTTTATCAACACTATCTATGCCCTCAATAGCTCCTTCAATAGCTGCAATTACCTCAACTTGTTTTTCAGGAGGTAATTTTTCTATTTCGCAATTAATGAATTAATATCTCCATTAGTTAGTGATTTTATTATATTTATTTTTACGTCTTTGTCTAGGTCTAAAGCATTTAAATTCTCAACTTCATCTAATGCATCTGGATTATTTACTATAAGATTAGCTATAATGTCTTTGCTTTCAGGGAAATCATTATAAAGTTGTTCTATTAAATATAACTTATCTTCATTATTTAACATAAAATTAAGAACTTGATTTTTTTGTTCATCTGGTGTTGATTCATATAGTTTTGTAGCTCTCTCAAGCTCATCTGCATTTTCTACGGCAAAGCTAACAACCTTACTTTTTGTTTCTTCTGGAACATTATCATATAGTTTTTGAAATGCTTCAGCCTTTTCTGGATTTTTAATTATAACTTCGGCAAATACTTTTTTATCTTTTTTGTCTTCTAATCCATCATATATAGATTTCATTTTATCAAAATCATCTAAACCATTTAAATTTATGCTATAATCCATAGCTATAGTTGGATTATCCATAAGCCATTTTTGTACGGCTTCATAGTCCTTTAGATTTTTTAAACTATCAACATTATCAGTTATAAATTTATTAGTAAAAGTTGAATTTGTTGGAAGATTTTTTACTATATCAGCAAAAATTTTAACTTGTTCAGTCTCAATACCTGATGATTCTAATTTTAATTTTACATCATTTCTTCCTTCAAGTTGTTTAAATGAATTTAAAGTATTTCTAAGCTCTTCATTTTTCTTTAACTTAAGTTCAATTTGTTTTGTTGGAGGTGTATTTAATATATCATCTACAAGCTTTTCTGCTTCTTTATCCCTTGAAAATGCAACACTTTTAGGATTCGGTTTGTCTTTTAAAACCTTTTTAGTAGATTCTTTAGCTTCTTTAACAGGGTCTTTCTTATCTTTATCACCATTTATTTCTTTTAATTTTTTTTGAATCCATTCAATAGCATCTGATGCTAAGTCTTTAACCTCTATAGTAAAAATTTTATTTGCTATTTCAGAAGAACTAATAGTCTCAATATCATCTTTAGCTTTTTCTATTTCAGCAATTATTTCTACTCTTTTATCTGGTGGTAAACTTTCAATAGCTTTGCCTAAAGCATCTATATCTCCATCAGATAAGGCTTTGTATATATTTATTCTTACATCCTTATCTAAAGGAATTTTATCCAATGATGTTATTAAATCCTGAACCCCTAATTTACCATCATTTTGCTTCAAATATATTTCTGTAATTTTCTCATCAGGTATATGTTCTAAGGCATCTTTTAAATTAACAGAATTATACAAAGCCTCTCCCGCTTCTGCTATAAAATATGTTTTAAGTTCCGCAGGTACTTTCTTATATATCTCTGATACTTCAACAGCTTTTTCTAGTCCAACTCCATCAGCTTCTAATTTAGTTTTGAGTTCAGAAGGTACTTCAGCATACTTAGATGTTAAATCTAATATTTTTCTACCACCTTCGTCTGCTCCTTCTTCTTTTATGATAGTTTTTACTTCTTTTGGAAATTTATCATAAATTCTTTTTACTGAATCAGCTTCTTCTAATGTTGTAGTTGGATTGGCTTTTATGACTGTGGTTACTTCTTCTGGAAGCTCCTCATATCTTTGCTTTAAACTACTTATTATTTGTTCTGCATTAGCTTGACCTGAATCATTACTTAAAAGTATTTCTGGAGTTATAGTAAACTTACCTTTTCCAAATTTATTATCTAAATCATTTTGAAGTTTAGTTATATCTGGGTCACCAGTCTGTAATTCCATTAATACATCCATAGTGAATTTTAATACATCAGTAGAACTTGCCCCTGTTCCTAATAAAGCATCTATCATGCCTTTAACTTGACTAGGAACTTCTTTAGTATTCTTAATGTCAGTTAATATATTTGCATCAACTTTTACATCTCCAGTTATTGTTGTTGTATCTAATATATTCTGAATACTATCAAATTGATTTTGGAGTTGCATCGCAAGTTTATCACCATTTGCTAAATCTAGTTTTGTTTTACCAAACTTAGCTAGTAATGTATTTATAGATGTCATATCTTTAATTCCATTTGGATTTACTTGCCCAAATAAATTTTCCCATATATTAGCATCTGTGTTAGTTGCTTTAGCTATACTCTTAGCTGTTTTATCTATTGTTTGATTATATTTTTCTATATCTTGTGTTCTAGCAAATTCTTCATTTGCATCCTTAAGAGTTTTAGATAAATCTCCTACATCAACTTTCCCACTTCTAACAGCAGTAAGCAATTTGTTGACTGCCTGTTCTGTGTCTACTAGAGTATCTGGTGTAACTTCACTAAAATCAAATAAACTTTCAAGTCCAGCAAAATTAGACTTATCATTGCCTTCTAATCCACTATAAAGCGTTTTATTCTTAATGTTAGAAAATATTCCATCTCCTATTTCTTTTGAATACCCTTGAATTTTATCTACTTGATTTCTATACATTTCATCATATTTGAAATATATTTTTTCTTCTTCTGCTTTAGCTGACATTAATTCATTTCTAGCTTTGTCTCTTGCTCTACCAGTTGAATTGTTATATTTCTCGATTGCTTTTTCTTGTCTTTTTTTATTCTTTTCAACTTCTGCTGTATAATCTTCTTCTATTTTTACAAGCTTACCAGTTTCACTTTCTCTCATTCTTTCTTCTAAAGTTTTATTTACATCTTTACTTGGAGAATTTAATTTTTTAGCAGCAGTTTTCGCATTATCATGTTTATCATAGGACATCAATCTTTCTTTTGCATTGATAGCTCTATCTATTTCAGCAATTAAATCAGTAACCTGACCTTTTAAAATAGGTATACCATTTTCATCTGTTCCTATAACTGTATCTGGTTTTATTTTTGCAATCTGTTGTTTTAGTTCATTTAATCTATTATTATCTTCTTTAGACTTATTTTCTTTTTTAGATAAATTATCATATTCTTCTGCAAGTGCTTGTAATTGAACTTTTTGGCTTTCATATGAATTAATTTGTTGTTTTGAAGCTTGAACATTTTTCTTTCTAGCTTGATATGCATTTTCTTCTCTATTGGCATAGTTTTCCATAGCTTGAGTCAATAGACTTATTCCTGCAAAGGCAGCAGTTAATACTAAAGAATTTCCAACAGTAGAGGCAATACCTTTGCCAAAGTTTGCAAGTCCACTATTCATTAATAAATTGCTTTTTTTTGCCTGTCTAGTTGCCTTTTCAACTTTTCCAGAAGAGGCTAACAACTTTTCATTAGAGCTAATTATAGCTTTATTAGAACCTGATATTTCTCTATTTTTTTGTACTAAATCTTTATATGATTTTGAAATTTTACCATTAGCCAAAGCTGTTTGATTCGAGCTTATTCCTAATTCCTTATAATGTTTAGATAACTTAGCTGTTTCTAAGGATGTATTTTTTAAATTAGGAACGCCTTTTTTAATAGCTTTATTCATTGCTGTGGCAGAAAGTGCATATCCTTTAGATGCAATTGTTACATCTTTTAATCTCCCATCTTTTCCAACTATAACTTCTTTAAACTCTTTTATATTTTTCTGAAAGTCTTTACTAAATGAACGTGTAGGATATTTAAAAGATTCTTTTAATCCACCTAATAAATTAGGGACAGATTTACCAGTACCTAATGCTTTAATTGTCATAAACAAAGATGATAAAGTACCTATTGCTAATGGGAGTGAAATATGCATTTTGTCAGCCGCTTTAGTTATACCATTTAAAATTCCAGTAATACCAGATAATCCATCTAAACTAGTCTTAAACATATCTGTAGATATAGTATCTGTAACTAATTGTTTAAGACTTTCTTTTAATTTTATAATCTTACCCTCTGCTGAATTTATGAATCTCTCATTCTCTTTTTCAGCAGAGCCAAAAACTTCCCCATTCAAAAAATCATTTTGAAATTTCTTTGTTTGAGACCAATTATCCATTATTGCAAAAAAGGTATTGATATGGTTTTTGCCTGAAATCGCTTCAGCAATACCACTTTTTTGATTTTTAGTTAAAGCATCTTCCCCAACACTATGCCACTTTTCTGCCAACTCATCTAAAATTGACATCATATCTCTTACTTGGCCAGTTTGCTTATCTAACACATTTATTTTTGCTGTTTCTTGTAAAGTTTTTGCTGTTTTATTGAGTGAAATTTCTCCTGTAGAGGCAGAAGCCTTGATACCACTCATGTTTATCTTTAATACCCTCTGTTTCCAGATATTTAAAAATGGGAATAGACTATACCATTATCTTTCATAAGATACTCATTGATAGTCGTTGCGACCTTTCCTTATCAATTGACTTAGGACTGTGTCTCAGGATTATCCAATCTTTAATCTTATTACCATACCATTGTGATTAGCAATGCCACATTTTGATTTCTCTAATGCTTGGTAATTAAAGCTTTAAGGACTTTCCCTGATATTCTGAGTTCAATTATATATCGCTATATAAAGGGGCTATTTTGTTAACCAATTGTTTTGAGTGCTGTACCTACTTTTTCCAATTTGTTATCCTACAGGCTTTTTATCCTATAGTTCTTATACTTCTTCTTTATATAAGTTCAGCATATATTTTCATCTTCAGCACTATCTGTTAAGATGGAGGACACTCGTGGGAAAATTATATTCTATACTATTTTAAACATAAAAATAGCATAGGTTCATTTCCTATGCGTTACGGTGATTAAAATCTTTTAATTCTTTAATTTACCTCGGTGGTAGCATCTCAGCCTTCACCGATTTTGCCCCCTCATAATATTAATTATTTCTAATTAACACGCCAAAAGTTTAGCATTTTGTACAGATTCATTTCCTCCAATTATCAAAGCAACAGAGTCTTCCATTGAAACACCTGCTGATGATAACATACTTGCACTTCTTTGTAATGCAGCTCCTACATCGCCAGTTGTTATTGCAAAATTATTACCTGCATAGTTCGATAAATCAAGAAATTTTGTAAGATTATCATAATCTTTACTCATTCCTTTGATTTGAACTCTAGTATCTTTAATTGGTTTTAATGCTTTTGTCATTCCACCATAAGCGGACATAACACTAGTTAAGTACTTATCAGCAGTTTCTTGGTCTAAATCACCAACATTTGCAAAAACTGCTGATTGTTTAGCTATCTTCAAACTGTCTGATACCGATTTTACACCAGTTTGTAGAGCTTTAGATGCCCCCTGAATTATATCTTCTGATGCTCTAGCCGTATCTTTCCCTATTGAGATTGCTTCATTTTTTACATTCTTTAATTGCTCACTTGTTCCTTCAAAATTATTAGGTGCTACTTTCATCATATCTCTTAAAGCACTATCTAATTCAACAATAGTTGTTTTAATATTTCTTACACCATTTGTAATAGACATACCTATCATATTACCTAAAGTATAAGTTCTCATCGAATTATATAGGTCACTAAAAAATCCACTTGTTGCTTTTACACTAGTTCCTAATCCTGTGAAATTAGATTTCATATTGCTTAATCTACTTTTTATTGAATCTAATTCCTTTACTTTTTGACCTAGAGGCATACCATTTAATTGCATTAATTCTTTTTCTAGTTTATCAATTCCAGCAGTTGATTGACCCAATTCTAAACATTTTTGTCTAAGCCTATTTAAATCTGAAATTACTTTGGAAAGATTCATATTAAACTTAGCATCTAATTTAGTATTTTTAGTAGCATTTTCTACTTCTTTAACTTTATTTTTTAATTGTTCTAGTTTTTGTATTTCTGATTGTATTTGATTAGAAGTTAGATTTTTAAGATTCAAATTTTGAATTGACTTTAATGAATTTGATAAAGCTTGTAGTTTAGATGTATCTGCATATCCAGACTTACCCAATGTTTCTATTTTATTAGCTAATTTTCCAGCTTCATTTTGAAGAGTTTTAAATTGAGAAGCCATTTTTGTATTCATATCTGGTATTTTCATATTAGCCAACTTAGACTGAACATTTGATAAATCTGATAGAGCCTTTGAATTTAGACCACCTAATTTAATATTAGATAATCTTTTCAATTCTCCTGATAATTTGTTAATTTCTCCTATTTGCTTATTGTCTAAAATATTTGTCTGAGTAAATTTCTTTAATTGTCTTTGAGTAGACTCTATTTTTTTTCTAAAGTTATCGTATTGAGAAGTTAATTTATTTATATTCCCATTTGAATTACCTTTTCCGCCAAATAATCCATTTTGGGTTTCTCTACTAAGTTTATTAATTTGTTTTAACGTGTTCTCTAATTGCTTTAAATTATTTAATGAGGATGTATTCATCTCCACATTTAACTTTATATTATTTTCTTTTGCAGATGTCTTCAGTGATGCTAATTGTTTCCTAGCTTTTTTATCATCAAGTTCTATACTGGTCTTAATTTTAAATTCTTCTGCCATTCAACCAACTCCTTTTTTAAAGCATAAAAAAAGACAGTTAATATACTGTCTTAATATTTTTATTTAATTTTCTCTAATAATACTTTTTTCTTTTCATTAAATTCTTCTTCTGTTAATATCTCTTGGTCTTTCAAACTCTGTAATTCTTTTAATGAATTTGAAATTTTTGATATATCATCATCATCTTTTTTTATATCACTGTTATTTTCTGACTTAGCATTTTTAAATTTTTCAACTTCATTCTCTACAACCAATTTAAATCTCTCCATTTCATCTATATCATATTGGATTATTGGATTAGTAATATTTTTATATTCAGGGATAATGAAAATTTCTTCAGTGCTATTTGCAAATATAAATTTTAACGATATTTTTTCCACCATTGTATGTTTGTCATATGTAGGCAAAATGGAAATAACTTTCATAACATTTTTTTCTCTTATCTGTATATCAAGCTTAATCTGTAATAAATCATCTAATTTTTTAATGAGTACACTGCTACGATTTCTTGCTTTAAATACCAATCTATTATCTGATGTTAATATTATATCTCTACTTCCTTCATTTCCCTCAAAAGCATCTTTTGACAAATCTACTGCTTTTGATATAATTTGTCTCGTTGTTAGTGGAGCATCTTTAGGTCTATTTCTCTCTTCTTCAACTTCAGCCCTAATTCTTGCTGTTCGTTTTTCCTCTTCTTCCTTTTTTTCTTTTTCTTTTACACACTTGAAAATAAAATTAAAGAAAATAAATATAACTATACCAATTATTAAAATTAAAAAAAATGAATATTCACTATCAAACATAATATCCCCCCCTATTCTGATACATTAATTATATCAAGTCTAAAGGAAAATTTATACTAAAAAAGGAAATAGAAGCCAAAACTTCTATTTCCATAACATCATTTCAAATATTTATTAATATCTTCTTTACTAGCTTCTTCTATGTAATCTATCATACAGATTGGAATGTCTCTACTCCTAGAAATATCTCCGATTTCTTCTACTCTTATTTTCTCATTTCTTACACTCTTTAATATTCCAATAAATCCATAGTACTCATGGTCATATATAGCATATGTTTTGCCTATCTCAACCATTACACCTTTTATGTAATCATTATTTATCATAAATCTCTTAAGTACCTGACTATTCTCTTTCAATATTTTATTAAGAAAATATATTTGTCCTTTTCCAGTTACAATAGGAGTGTATCTAACTATCGTATTCCCATCTTTATCTACACCAGTACTCTCAGAAACCTCTAATACTTTTAAATCCATTGACTTTTGAGTTGGTGTATTATGGTCAGCTCTTTTCTTCCTAATTAAATATTCATTGTTTCTCATCCACTCAAATAATCTATTCTGTCCTATATCTACACCATTCTGATTTAATATCTTAGATAGTTGAGCAATTAGTATTGAGCTTGATGAACTTTCTATAGCATTAGCTAGTTCAAGTTTAGGTTTATTTTTCTCTTGCTCTACTCTTAATTTTTCTTTAGTAGCTCTCTCTTTCTTTAGCTCTGTGAGTAGTTGTATTGTCCAATCTGGGTCATTGATTGCCTTCTCTAGTGCTTCATTAGTCATATAAGCTCCATGTTTCCTTATTGTGGGTAATACTTCATTTGTCACCCATTTTTTGAATGGTCTACATTTTGCTGTTTTAGCTTCTAGCATAAAATCGTATAGTTGAGGCTCAGTTAAATATTTTGTACCACTGCGGTCCAATGGCTTAATTTCAGCCTTTTCAATAACATTATCAATTCTATCTCTTCTTATTTGAAGATATCTCTTACCACCACTTGGATTATTTCTAGTATAACCAAGTGCAGCTCCAGTAGAATATAATTCAAACAATAACTCTCCATTTAATTCAATTATTTCTACATCCATACCTTCAAACTTCTTACTTAATTCAGATTCCTCAAAACTCATTATTTCGTTTACATTTTCTCTATTAATTATTCCCATAATTAATACCTCCTTATAAGTTGTATTTTTTATAAGGAATGGTATATAATATCATTAGGGTGAATTATATACCATAAGGGGTTATTCAAACTTGGTCGGGCGAATAACCCCTTTTCTTATCCTTATTTTTCTAGCTCATCATAAACTTTTTTGATACCCAATCTAACTACATCTGCCTTAGTAAGTTTTAACTCTTTACAGCAATGATTAAGTATCTCAAGTTCATCATCTGACATCCTAATTCTATATTCATTTTTTTTAGGATTATCAGATGGAGGTCTCCCTGTTCTTGGTGTCATTCCAAACCTCCTGACTTATTGGTGATACATTTATTATATTATTGGTGACACAAAAAGTCAATATGCTATTTAATTTTTTGTAATATGCTCAATATCACCTTAATTTAATTATATATCATAAGGGGCTATTCAAACTTGATAGGGGAGAATAGCCCCTTTTCCTATCCTTATTTATTTTTATAACGTTTAGTATTTTATAATACTTATTGTTATATTTATATTATATTGCCAACATTTTGTTATGTCAAGTATATATTTTATAACTTTTTGTGTTATAATATATGTATAGGAGGTCTTAGAACATGATTGGAGAAAAATTAAAACAACTTAGAATTAAAAATAACTTAAAGCAATCCGATTTGGCAAGAATATTAGATGTAACACAAGGAGCTGTAGGTATGTATGAAAATGATAAAAGAACTCCATCTCCAGAATTGATAGTTAAACTAGCTGAATACTTTAATGTCACTACAGATTATCTTTTAGGTCATACAAAAACCAACTATTCAGTCAGTGCAAATATACCTGGTATGCCATCAATCGTATGTGAAGATAATTCCATCTATGATATACTTGATGGGAAAAAAGACATTAAATCTTTAAAAGATATGAATAAATTCTTAGAAAATACTGATTACAATAATGAAGTCAAAGAAGTTCTTAAAAAATATATGCAACTAGATGAAATGGATAGAAAAGCTATAGAGAGAATGATAGATAATGCATATGAACGACTAAAAGAGGATAATTAATATACACCTCTTTTTTTTATACCATATTAGCCCAATGTTGGAATTTTAACATGCGTCCACAGTGGATGCCATTTATTATATTTCTATTCTCCTTTAGTGAAGAATTATTATATCAACAGGAGTTATTAATTTGGTATATCCTCAATCCTATCACACTCAAAGTAGTGACCACTCAAACATCAAAATAAGCTCTTATGGTGGCTAAACACCAAACAAAATGTTCCTCTCAGGAACACTTGTTGAAATTCCAATACTTTCAACCATAAAAATCAACCTCTTATGTTCGATTCTAAGCAATTAAGGTATAAACACAAGCAGTCATTTTTACAAAACCTTAGAGAGTCCTACACGAAGTTATAATGTTTAAAAGTCTTTCATTTCTTTCTATTTCCTTTTGACTTGGTTTACTGAATACTTGCCTTATAAATAATTCAGCGTCTTTACCTGATAATTCAGGTGTTGCCTGAATTGGTTTTATTTTATGTTGACTCATATTGTCACCTCCATAATTAATAAAAGAAAATTATACTTCTCAAAGTCGCCAATAGCAACGACTATTTATTACTTTTAATAATATCTAGTATTATATGTCTTTCAATATTTCCAAGTGTCTTATACTTGTCATACACATGTCATCATTGAAATAACTACAACATAAATGATTCAATAAAAAAAACAATCCAAATTGATTATCTTTAATATTTATTAATACATCTTGATATTTATTCTATCTCCACACCTTTAAGGTGTACTATGGCCACTCGCCTTATCTATATTAATATAATAATAAACGTCTTATAAATTTTACAATTTAATCTCTAAAACCTATCTTATAACTTATACATTCATCATCTACAAAATAAATTATATCATTGAACATAAAGAAGCTATAATCATTTTTCTTTGCCTGATTAGCCATTTTTATTATGTCTCCAGTCCAAATATCATCATCATAATTATATATTAAATATTTTGGAATATTGACTTTATTATTTGTAAAACTATCTTTTTTTAATTCTTACTTTTCTATTATCTTACCACAAGATTCCCTAAAATGTATATTAGGATAATCTAATTTTCTTGTAACCTCTAATACTTCCTCGATGTATTCAAATTTAAATGTTAATTAAAACAATTATACCTCTCTCCTTATATCAATATGTTATATACAAGTATATTTCACAATATACTTGTATATGTTTTTGCATCAATCAATGTATTAGAACATTGAGAAACAATTCTAAACCGCTTATCTAAGCAAATCAACTAAACTACCTATCTAGGTTAAATTGCTCACTATATGTTAGAGCATCACCGCTTTTTAATTTTCCACTTATGATATACATCTACTAGTGGATAACATACAACCCTTAGAAAACTCTATAACTTAATAGACACTCGATATTATCTATTTTACTGGTACGCCTAATTCATTCATTTTAGACTTAAAACACTTAGGTACTCTCTCTTGTGCTTTAGAATTACTCTCTTCCATTATATTTGTTTGAGGTCTATATCCGCCAACACCCCAGACTTTCCCCTTTTCTAATCTTTCCATTGGAAATGCTGAATTACGTGTAAATGCATCCACCCAATTTCCATTATTTTGTATCTCTGAAGTGACAGAATTAGAAGAGAGTTCTGTAACATCTATAGCATCTAATAATTGTCCTGTTCTACCTCCCCAAACATTAGGATTCCATTCTCCAACTGGAGTATAACCAGAATAAACCTGTTTATTTACTTCTTCCTTCATAATTTCTTTCATTTCTTTTCCAACTTCTGGCATAGATGCAGCAATCTTATTTTTTGTATAAGCAACTAGCTCATCCAATGATTTAAATACCATCTAATTCACCACCTTGTCTTTAATATTATTCATTTTTTCAATTTCTTCAGTTTCTTCAATTTCTTTTAAAACCCTGTCTTGTAATATCTCATTCTTCATCTGACCTAATTTAACATCAGTGTTCATTAATAAAGATGCAGTTAATTCATTTCCTATTTGACATATGTGATACATCACAGTTTCTAATTCGCTAGATATATTGCTATCTACTAAATCTTCTATTTCAATATTTAACTCTATATTAGTCAATTTATCAATCAACATTTTAAGAATATCTTCTTGAGACAATGCTAAATCAGGATTCTCCATACCAACCCATATTTTATTTAATATCTCTTCTTTAGTCTCCTTATCAGGATTTCTAACTTCTATATATTCCTCTTTACCATTCTCATCTATAATTGGTATTATAGCCCTAACTTCATCTTGTATTAATTTATCTACTTGTATTTTTCCCATATCTATCTCTCCTTTATTTTATTATTGGATATTTACATTTAATAGAAACTTTACAGTTTCCAGTAAACTTCAATATATTTACACCTCTTCTTAACCTAATCCACTTTCTATTAACAATATTAAACCTATTCTCACCAGTACTATTCAAAACAGTGTAATACAAATTATCTATTGTTATTTTTTCATTTAATTCTAATCCACTTATAACTAAACTATCTTCTTCATTATCGCTGATAGTGGAGTTTCTAATTGTTATATCTCCTTCTTTCAAACATTCAATATCAATTACTGGAGCATATTCTTCATCTACATTAGACACATTATTTAGTTTAATTTCCCTTGTATCTTTGACAGTTATGACTTTTTGAAAGCTTCTATAAGCATAATTTGTATATGGTTGAAACTCTATCTCTAACACACCTTTTTTATCTTTTGTATATCTTTTTATTATCTTTCTCGCTTTGAAATAGTATATTTCTTCTATGTTGTCATAACTGATAAAAGGTTTAAATTCTCTCTGCCAAAACCAATTACATATGTTTTCTAGCGTATAATCATCCCATTCATAAGCCTCCCCATGTTCGCTACATAAACAGAATTGTAGTGTTATAGGTTCTATAGTAGTTTCATCTTCACTGTAACAAGGATTTTTATTAAAACTGCTATCAGATTTAATTGCTTCTTCATAAGGCAATCCATATTCATTCAGTATTTCATCATCACCTAATGTAACTAATTTGATGTTCATAGATTCACTTGAGATATTATCAAATAAAAACTTATCATCTAAAAATACCAATTTATCACCTTCTTTCATTTTTTTAAGTTCAAATCCGATTAAAACCACATTTAAACGTAAAAAAATAATCCCTACTCAATTAAGAGTAGGGCATTTTACTATTTCTTAGGTTTAGTATCTTTTTCATCTTCTAATTCAACACCTAGCATTGAAGCCATTCTAGCAGGATTAAGATTTTCATCTCCTATAAATGTGAATGTAGCATACTCTTTATTTTCATCTGGTAAAACATCTAATGTCATATTAAATCCAGATGGATTCTCAGCAGTAAGATTTAACTCTATACTTCTTTGTGCTTTTGCATTTGGAACACTCATGTATAAAACCATATATTCACCATCCACAGTTTTAACCATTACCTCAGCTTCTACAACGTAATTTGGTGCAGTAGATTCTTCTTTTATTTTTACAACTTTTGCTTTTGGTATTTCTTCTAAATAGAATACTGCTACTTTATCTCCCGCATTAAAATCGGCTGTAGATATTGTTATTTCTGTATTAGCTCCTGTAACTGATGAAGTGAATTGTAATTTCTTAATTATAGATATTCCATCACTTTCTATACTATATACAGATATGCTATTTGCAACTGGCTTTATATTTTCTAAAGTAACTTTCTTAGTACTATCAGATGTTAATACTTTTCTTTTCCCAACCTTTGCAGTTTTTTCATCTATATCAGAAGATAATAACATCGCTAATTGTGCCATTTGTATTACTTCTTGTTCCATTGTTAAACTTGCTGTTATTGCTCCATCAAAAGCTATTGTATTCGCACCTTTAGCTTTTGCATAAACTGATTCTGAATCCAGCTTAAAGTTAAAAGCATTTAAATCCTGTGAATAAAACAATACTTCTCCTGTTACTTTATCTTTTACTATTACATTACCTGCATCTTTCACTGCAAATCTTTTCATATTATAAAATCATCCTCTCATTTTTTTTGCATAAAAAATAGCACTGCTATTTAACAGTGCTAAGTGGTATTTTTATCTCTTTAGACCAATGCTTCATTTTATCCATATCGGTTTGATATTTAAATGACCATGCAAAGCCTAAACTTTCATCATAATTTTTAAATTGTATCTTAGTCTTATAAGCATTAATCAATTGCCAATAAGTCATTTTTAAAATCACATCCATTGATATATATCCATCTATATTTTGAACTATATTTATATAATCACATAAATGGTATGCTTCTTTTTCTCTTTTCTTTCTTTCCTTCTCTTTAAAATGTGCAATTAACTGTTTTTCTCTTTCAGAGCCAGTATTTTCAATCCACTTATCTTCCTCATCTTTAAATAAATTCTTTTTATCAATATAAAACATTTCTAAAATTAAATCTGATACTAGTCCAAAATCCTCTCTACTTATAAAAGCATTTTTCTTTTTATCATCAAATTTAATTAAAATACCAATTTTAATCTTATTCATATATTCAATATTTTTAATATCAGTTTTATATAATATAGATAAAGATTTTTTTATCTTATCACTAAGTAACTCAATTTCTTCAGAAGAATCTTTTCTTGATGTTAACATCATCAAATCTAAGATAGGTATAGCATCATATTTACATTTCAATTCAAATGATTCCTCGTTACATAGCTGAGAATAGCTCTTTTCAAGTACTAAAAATGGATTAACTATCTCTAAATTAGCCATATCAAATTTAATAAGTTCTTCAATAATAGGTTGATATACAGTTCCTAATGTTTCACTTAGCTTAATTGGTAATCCTGTAATATAATAATTTTCCAACATTACATATCACCAAAACTTTCAGATGATACAGTTATAACAAATCCGTTATAATCAGTATTTAAATTATACATTTGATATACATTTTCTAACTTAATCTTACCTATACCAGCTATTTCCTCATTTTGAGTTATAATATCAACTATACAACATACTAATGCAACATCTCTTAAGCCATTTGCTGTATTTTGGCATTCATCATGACAAACAACACCAATTTCTATCTTTGTTTTTTTAATTTCTCTACTTCCAGTAGTACATGGTCTATACTCTGCCATTATTATAAAAACTGAAATATCTGCATCTTTTAACACTTTTTCTACTCTTCTATTTAGAAATACTTTTTTATTTTTAAGCTCTTTAACAGGATTTTTTACATCAGGCATGGACAAAATATCTTTTTGGGATTCGTCATTATAAATCATAAATTTAGCAAAGTCTTGATTTGACATTAGAGTTGTTCCTATATTACTTATCATCTTGTTAGGGAAAGCCATATAGACCCATATATCTACCCCCTTAGTGTTATTTTTTTAGTATCTATTGTTTCATTAGTTTCTTTATCTTTAGCTAATAGCAATACTTCTAATCCAGAATACTTAGCTAGTATATTGGCTTGTATGACACATTTTTTTTCATCTTGATTAATTATATTACAATACCTATATTGCTTGTCTAAGAGCCATTTAACTCCTTTGGAATGGTCTATTCTGTATTCATTTTCTTCACCTAGATTAATAAATCCATCCCCTATAATCTTACTGAAAGGAATAATTACACTATCATTTTCAGATAAATCATTCCAAGCAACATTATTTATTGTATCATCTTTTGAAATCAATGCATCTTGTAAACAAATAGCTTTAATAAGACCATCTGCTCCTGTTTCTCTGCCATTATACTCAAAGTCATTAATACTAGTAACTCTAAATACAGTTTTACCAGTTAACATTATTCTAGTGTCAATATCTATAGTTTTAGTGACAGGATTACTTCCAAAATAAAGTTGTCTTTTTGTATCTGAGATAGAAGTATATTTATTATCTGCCATACCATCAGAGTATAAGGTTAAATTTTCAACAGCTATAGGGATTTTATACATCTGACCTTTATATTTATAATTAAAAAACTGATTGCATCTTTTTATTATGAAATGTTTGTATGTATCCATTTCTTTATGTTCTTTAAATATAGTTAACCAATAACAATTATCATAGAAAAGATAACAACCCACATCTACATCTAAATCAGATTCAACTAATAGATTTTTTTCATCTAAAGCTCTTTTATCATTATTAGTTATATCATTAATTGCAACTATAGCTCTTTTAGTATCTTCTGTTATACAAATTTCATCTATATCAGTTATTGGTACTTCAATACAGGTTGGTGTTTCTTTTAGATATTTCTTAAAACTTAATCTAAGTTGTAATATTCTTTTTTCTTTAGGAGTTGAACAACCAAGTCCAATTCTTTTTTTTGTATCACTTAAGTAACTCATGCTAGTTCCATCCTTCAAAATTTTTTAGCATGTATCTTTGTTGATATTTATTAAATCTAGTTCTCAATTGCTCTTCTCTTGCTTGAAGTTTAGCCAACATATTAGCACCTGATTTAGCATTATAATCAGAATCAGTTAGCATCTGTTTTAAATTTTCTTCTCTATTTATCTTAGGTTGTAACCAATGTATTTGCATACCATATGATAATATTTTAATTTCATCTAAATCTAAATCAGATACTATTTCTCCTAAATATTTGTATTTGAAAATTATCTCTTCTGTAGTTTCTACAACAAAACTTATTATAAATTTTTCATCTTCAAAGCTTATTGTATAATCTTTATCTAATTCGTATTCTTCTTTTGTATCTTTTCCCATCAAAGTTATCTCTGCATTTTTATTACTATAATTAGATGTATAACTTAATTGAGCAGCAGGAATAATTTCTCCACCTTTTTCATCAACATATTTTATAGTCAAATCTTTTTTACATTGATTAAAATCAACTATAGCATCTTCTAAATAACTGTACATCATTTTTTCTATTATTTCATTTGATAGTAATAACATCTCTTCATCATTAATACCATCCAAAAACTTTTTATATATTTTTACAAGTGGTGTACCCAAATATTCCACCACCTTTAACTAAACAAGTACAAATCTTCCATTCCAATTCTTTTAGCTAATAGTTTAGCCTTTAGCCCAGAATCAAACTTTTTCTTTTTATGTAAATCTATTGCCCTCTCAGCTAATCTTCTTGTTAACTCAACATTATTTTTATTTAATATTTTTTCAAAAGAATTTATATCAACTTTATCAGATAAGAAATATTCTAAATAGTCTTCATTAGGATTTCTTATATATTCATATAAACTATTCAATCCTAGAAAATCTATTATGTCCATTGGGGTACATTCAACATCTAAAGAATCTACATCCGAAATTATTAATCTATGTTCTTCAAAAAAACCTGGACTTCTTCTCACTATTCTATAAAGAGTATCTAAATCTATAAATTCAGTTGAATCTTTTGAACCTACTTTAGATAAAGAAAAAATTTGTTGTTTTTCTCTTGGGTCAATATAATCAACATCCCATGTGGATATATTTTTTATTTCTATATCTATTTCCTGTTTTTTTTGTTTTAGCTTTCTTTGTAGTTCTAATCGGTTTAATCTAGCTTCTTTTTTATTTAAAGTAGACTTTATATCTTTTTCTAAAGTATTAGCTTTGACTTCTGTTTTAGAAATATTTTCTTTTTTAGCTCTTGCCATAATAATCTCCCTCCCATAAAAAAAAGAAGGTGGATAACCACCTTCTAATTCAATTATTGTATTTTATAAACTCCAAATTTAGCAGCAGTTACAACTCCTAAATGTATTTTTTGAGCCATAAAATATTCTATTTGTTGGTCATCTCTTTCTTTTTCATCAGTATTTTCTATGACCAATACATCTCCTTCAGTACCAAGTTTGATTATCTTCTCTCCATCAGGTATTACATAGATAGCCTTATTATCTAAAGCCCACTCTTTACCTTCTGCTGCATTTTCATCATAAGCATTTGGTAAACTAAGTACTTTATATCCACCTCTAAATGTTTGTATAAAACCATATTTTCTTTTTTCTTCTTTTTCTAAATCAGTTTGAACACCTTCTAAATTACTTAATGCAAGTGGAGTACCATATATAATAGGCTTTTTACCAGTAGCCCCTTCTACCTTAGCTATCAATTCCAATAATACTTTGTCTGAATTACCTGTAGCTTGAAACTTAGCATTTATTGTTGAATATGCACCTTCAAATGTCTTCGCTATTCTTCTAGCAATATCATAATGATATGAATCTGATACCCTATTCACAAATACAACCCAATTTATTCTTCCTGTTATAAATCTCTCTGCTTCTTCATATATAGCAACAGATAATTTAAATGCTGTTGTAGGAACTTTTTTATTAAGTAATCTTTGTCTTCTTGTACTATTAACACCATCTGCTATATTTGCAACTTTAAATAAATTAGTATTTTCAACAGTAAATTCTTTTTTATCTCCTAAATCAAAGTTCTCAAAATCACAAAACGGACTAAATACTTCCTCATTTAATCTATTAATATCATCAGATATTAATTCTGATATTAAATTATAAAATCCCCATTTATTTTCTTGGAATTTATAATAATTATATTTTTCTCCTCCCATCATTTCTTTTAATTTATTCTTTATTGCACTTTCAGCATCTCTATATGTTATTGTGTTTCCATCTCTATCTGTATATTCTCTAAATGTATCTGTATATAGCTCATGAGCTATTCTCTTTAAAGTTTTTGCTGTTGCCATTAATTTACACACTTCCTTTTCTATTTTTTTGCATAAAAAAATAACAGTTATAGACTGTTATCTCCTGTTTGTTAATTTTATTTGATTTTATAAAACTTTTATTGTAACCGAATCTTGACCTTCATAGTTCCATAATTCTAATACTTCTGCTACTGGAGTTTTAGCATCTGCTGTAGGCAATTTTTCAAACTGAAACGAATCAGATTTTAATTGTAACTTGTCTTTTACTGCAATACTTTTATCTGCTATATGTAATAGAGATATAGTTACCTCATCTCCTTTTTTTAGTCGTCTACATCTACATATCTGACCAGGAGAAACTTCGTAATCTCTTTCATCTAATCTTTCATCATACATAGTTGCTGGGTCATCAACTATACCCCAATCTAATGTGTCATTTGTAACTTTATATATTTTATGGGTATCCCTACCATACTCCGTGTCTTCAAGTTCTCCAATATTTATTACAGCACCATTTTCTAAATTTATTGGATTGGTATCCTCTGATGGAACAACATATTTACCTGTTAAAACATCAGGATTTTTTACTTTATCTGTTTGTATTATTGCTTTATCTTTCTTCATGTAAATTCCTCCTATTATTCTTTATCTGAATATTTTTTTATAAAAGATATTTCTTCTGGTTCACTAAAACTATCATTATTATTACTTATAGGTATTTTTATCGTATTATTTTTATCATCATTTATACTAAAATTTTCCTTTTCGCTTTGTTTATTGCTAAGAGTTTTTAATGCAAATATGTAACCCAATTCTTTCTTGTATTCATCTAATGTAATTTCCTTATTATAAGCTTTTATTTTTATATCTTTAATTTCATCTTCTGCTAATTTAAATTTTTGAGCTACATCATCAACTTTAGATTTAAATAACTCAAATTCTTTTTCTTCTTTGAATGCCTGTAATGGCTCTAAACTGGCTTTTAAATTAGATATTTCTTTTTGCTTTTCAGTAAATTTCTCTATTATTTCTTTTTTTAATTTTTCTTGTCTACTAAAAACCTGTACTATTTCTCCTTCTTGTTTTTCCCTCCAAGTTTGTATATATGATTTTTTATTTTCATAATCCAAAATGACAGCATCTTCATTAACTATATATGGAATACCATAGTAATACCCCCAGTTAATTTCATCTTCAACTATAGCAATATTCTCTTCTGGTATTAAATCATTATAATAAAAAGCTTGTACTTCAACTTTTTCACCATACCAATTCTCAGTTTCGACTTTGTATTCTTTTAACTTATTTCTTATTTCAGTACTAAGATTACTCACTGCTAAAGCATATCCTTCAGAATTTTTATTAAGTTTTTGATTCTTATTTGGCAAATTCTTTTCCCCCTCTCCATGTTCTAATGCATAAATTTCTGAGCATATTTTTGATATTTCTTCTTTATAATTAATTTTTCTTGAAAATTTAGTTAAACAACAATTTGAACCCATAGCTCCCTTTACATCAGAACCAAGACATGTAATTCCATGATATACATAGTCTTTTATATTATAAAATCCATCTGAATCATCTAATTGATAATCATTTATATCTATTTCCATTGAAATTTCTATTTCATCAGAATCCATAATTATATCGTAAGCATGATTGCTATATGATTTATATATATATCCTTTACATTTAACATACTTCTGCCCATCAATTTCAACTTTTTCATATTTATTTGTTTCTGGTATAACGCCAATTATTCGTTCTTCATAATATTCTTCTAATATAAACCCTTCATCTGTTTGAACTACTTGTGTTAAAACATTATGACCATCAAAGTCATATTTTCCATCTTCATTTATTTTTACATATCCTAGAATTGGAACATTTTTTAATGTTGGTTCAGCTTTATCAATAGCTTCTTCATAAAATTTAGTTCCATTTGGATTTGTACCTTCATGCATAACATAGATATACACTGGCAAAAGATTACTATTTAGTTCTTCCAATTTTTTTTTATCTGAATAATGTTTTAAATTACAAGGTAATTTTAATATTTTTATTTTTTTCACCTCCTTTTAAAAACGTATTTTGCTAGTAAATATAAATCTTTTCATTTCTTCATTACTGAAATTATTTATTAATTTTGATTTATTTTCAAAAACATATAAAGTCTTATTATTCAACTTGTTTTCACATATAAAACGATATCCTTTTTCCATTAATAATTTCTTATCATCTTCAGAAAAAGCATATATAAACTTACTCATAATTAATCATTCTCCCCATTTCCTTTTGCTTGAGTAGAATTACCATTATCTGTCCCTATATCAGATTTATCTGGTCTACCACTGCTTTGAGTATGAGATGTTTGTTGAGGTATTAAAAACTCATCAAATCCCATTAATTTTTCTGCTTGTAAAGTGTTTATAGCTTGAAGTGGAGTAAACCCAGTACTTGCAATAAACAAGCTTTTACTCCCTCCGTATCCCATATCTTCTCGATACTGTTTGGATAAATTCATTTTATTAAAGTGAGTAGTTCCAATAAACTTCATATTAAATAAATTTGCCTTCTTGTCTTTATTTAGTTCAAAGTTAACCCAATTTTCTATCATTTGTTGAATCCTCATAGGAATTAAGCTATCTGCAATAATACCATTTAAGATAGATTCATTATTTATCTTGTCAGAGTTAAGTAAGGCTGTATTTATTCCAGCGTTATCAAATATAAACTCTTTTGCTTCTTTTACATAATCATTTATTTTAGATTTTCCATCTGAAAGAGTATGTGTTTCCAACTCTAAAGGATTTGTAGTTATTGCTGTTCCTTTTGGTAAATTTGCTTTTGTTGAATTGTGGTATATGGGAATTAAATTAAGGTCTACTAGTGGTTCATCATTTTTGCCAAATGGTATCTTTTGATGTATTAATTTAATACTTTCTATTACTGCATTTGTGCTTTTTAAATCTTTCATATCTTCAAGCTCCATTAAATCGTCAAATATAAAGCAAAAAAATGGAACTCCTTTCACTGAATCTAAATCATAATTAAATGCTACTGCTTTATCACTTAATTGAAAATATGTATTATCAATTAATTCTTCTCGTGTAAGTAAATTAGATTTATATTTTTTATATATGTTTTTAATTTCTTCTGGAAAGGATATTATGTTTTTGTCAGTAAGTTTTTTTATATTTATAGCGTATCTCATTACATTATTTTCTATCATTGTTATCATACAAAATTTTGCTGGTATCTGTTGTAAAACCATCCCTGAATTATCTTCTATCTTATATAAATAAACCTCTCCTAATTCCAATACTTTTTCGGTTATCCAAGCTGATGTAAATTTTATATTATATTTTTCTAATTGACTCGCCGAATTCATATATGCTTTTGTTATTTTTTCTTTTGTTTTTAATCTACTTATGTCTTTTGGGTATAAGATATGGTCAAAAGTATTCATATTAGATATTAAATTTAAAACTCTTCTATATGTACCAGATGTAGCTTTTAATATCATACTTGCATCCTGAAGTATATCTGTATTTGAAATTTGATATGGATTGGAGAGAGCTTTTCTTAATTTGTCTCTGCTTATACTTCTTAACTTATACATTTCTGTTGCTAATGTTGTGGATTCTTTTACTGAGGCATATTTTCCAATTTGAGCATTTAGCATATTGATTTGATTTTGTGTAGAATTGTTGTCTTTAGACTTGCTTTTATTATTATTTTTTTTGCCCACTTATTCACCTCATCTCTTACCAATAAATCATAACAGTTTTTTGATTATTTCTATTTTTTCTTTTCTCTTTTTCTTCCAGATAATCTGCTAAGAAATTCGTATAAGCCAAACTAGAATATCTATCTTTTCTTGCTCCACTTTTTTCCTTTATTTTAATTTTTCCTCCATCAGCACTATATTCTAAATTTATTAACTCATTCACTAAAGCCGTTGTTTGAAGATAAGGGGCAATATATTTTGCTTCTAATTCTGCCTTTTTATCTATTTCATCTGCCTTTATCATTTCTTTTTCTAATATCATTTCTTTTGCTTCAATATCACTTATAGGAAGTTCTAAGGTTCTATTTGTAAGGACATCTCTTAAAGACATAGCCATTTTATGATTTTCATCAGCGTAAGCTTTCATGGAATATACAACAGGAAGTGATTTTTTTGCTAGTGACTTGTCAACAGTATTATCTTCATTAAAACATGTGTAAGCATCATACCATTCATCTCTATCTGAATCATAATTTGCTTTCTGTATATAGCTCCATACAGTTGTTCCTATACCTTGTGTATCTAATATCATATAATCTGCCTGAAAATCTGAAAATAATTGTTTTAATCTTATTGCTTGTTTTTCAGCTTCCATACCATTATAAGCTTCTATATGGACAACACATCTTTTATATGTGCCTTCATTTGGAAGCATCCTCATCAAAGTATAAATAGAATTATCATTCTTAACTCCTCTGGCCAAAGCTATATCTGCACCAATAATCCGTATTTCTCCTTTTATCTTATTAAGATGATATTTCTTATCTCTTTTTTTCTTATTTTCAAGATACTCTATATCACTAGGAGGATAAAACATACTTTCTAATACCCTACATGGATTCACCCAAGATGACTTGAAGAAAGCATCATCTGATTCATTATAAAACACTCCACAATACTCCATCATGAAAGAAGCATCACTCATACTCTCTTTTTTCATTTCTTTAAGTATTCTTTTTTTAGTTAATAGTCCATGTTCTAAAGAGCAAGTGAATGGAATACTACATGCAAACATATCTTCACCACTAAGCATACCTTTTACTGTTTCCATAAACTTTTTATAACTCCAATGCTGAGAATACCAGCCTGAACTAAGATAAATTTCTTTATTCTCTTCTTGCATATATCTATATTTAGGATTCTGTAAATATCCTGGTTGTCTTGGGTTTGTTAAAAATGGAACTAAAACATCATTCACAGTTCCTTCATCCACCATTCTATATTCATCAACAATAAGAACATTAGCTCTGTAACCTCTTGCATCATCATTAGATACAACAGCTTCTATTCTACTTCCATTCCAAAAATCTATAGATACTTCTTGTGCATTTACTTGGAAACTTTTAATTTCTCTTTTCAGAGTATCTGATTTTAAATATAAATCACCTAAAATTTTACTTGTAATAAGTAGTTTTGCTTGTTTCTTTCTTTTTGCTGCTATTAAAACACAAGTACCTGGTTTTAATACAGCTATAACACAACAAAACACTCCTAGAAGCCATGATTTTCCCAGTCCACGAGAAGCAATAAATACAAATTGGTCAGACTTCATCATCATATAAATTAATATCTGTTGAAATAAATGTAGATTAAATCCAAAGTAATCCATACAGAATCTATGTGGATTTGCGAGATAAAAAGCACCCCAATACTCTCCTATACTCTCTAGTAGATTTCGGGATGAATCATTAGATGACAGCTCTCTTTTTTCATATTTAGTCCTCATTTTTATTACCTTCTAAAATGTCTCTTACATCATCTTTAAATTTAATATCTTTATCGCCATCATTTATCGAATACTTACCTGTAGCTAAACCTAATGCAACAGCAAGTGGTTTTTTCATATGTTTATTTACATAAGCTTCAAATCCATCTACATCTTCATATTCCTTTAACCTATCCTTTACAGGTTGATTTTTTTCATATATCATCATTTTCATTCCAAATGTATCATCTTGCGAATCTCCAGCTTTCTTTTTCTGACTAGGCTTTATTTCAGCATCTTGCATTTTACTTGATACTAATTTAGATAAATCATTAAAAGCTTTCATATCTCCCTTTTCTCTTGATTTATCTTTTTCTAATTCAATAATACAAATCTCTTCAAACAATTTTCTTTCAGTTAATGACTCTGGTTCATAATATTCTTCATATTCCTTATATTTTCTTTCTAAGATTTTATACTCATAATCATCAAAACCTCTTCCCCATTTTAATTTAATTTCATCATTTATGACTATATTTTTATCATTATTATTTCCTGTATATATTTCTTTCAATAAATTATCTAAAGATGTCTTTCCCTTATATTTTGAATTTCTATTAATAATTTTCATATATTCATCTATTAATTCATCTTTATTTTTTTTATCTGCAAGTTCTTTAGCTAATTTTTCATCAAAATAAACATCAAAGTTGAAACATATATGTTTTAGTGCCTTTACAAGTTCTCCATTGTAACACCCATTTAATAGTAAAAACCTAGCTCTAAAACATTCTTTGCATACTGGAAGTCTTTTATTTAAAGTAAATATTTCACTATGACTTTTCCAAAAATATCTATCTGTATATTTTTCTTCACCACAATTCAAACACTTTGTTTTACTAATTGCCATTCATAACATCACCACCATTAAAAAAGACCACTAGAGAATTAAATCTCTAGTGGTTAATAGGGAGATTCAACTCAATTAAGAGCTGAATTAAATTTACAATATAAACTTAACTCAGCTCTTAATAAATAACTTATAGCTTACTTAAATTTATATTGTAAGTACATATTCTCCCACTTTCATTAAATATCATTAATTTTTGCATTGCGTGTGAACTTAATCTTAGATTCTTAGCATAAGAATCCGTTCCGGAGAAACTTCCATTTACACATATTTCACTTTCTCCATAATTATCTTCCTTACAATTGTGTAGATGAGCCATAAAGATATAATCAGGAATTAATTTTATAAGAGAGGTCAGTTTAGGAATTGCTGTAGACATTTTATCTTTGTCTCCATGTACTCCAAAACAAGTATTTCCACATATTTTAGCCACTATTATGTCATTATCATATATATTTTTTTGAAATATAACATTGTTTATATTTTTAATTCTTAGCTTTATATATTCATCTATTAATAATGTAAAATTATCTTTATCTAAATTTTCATCTTTTTTAGGAAGAACTCTATCATGGTTTCCACCTATTGAATAAACAATAATTTTATCAATTTCTTTAGATAACTCATATATAAATTCACTAAGTATTTCAGACACCTCTATAATTTGTTCAACTATATTTTCTCTATTTTCTAATCTTATAGAATTATGTATGTATCCAGAAATTAAATCTCCAAGTAACATTACATGCAGTCTCTTAACTTTATGTAACTTACTATATTCAATAATTTTATCTTTTAAATATTGTATTCTTATCTTGAATATTTCTGAATTATATCTATTAAATGCATTAATAGTCTCTAATCCATAATGTATGTCTGAAATTAGCATAATAGCCTCTTGATTTGAAGATTCATAGCATTTGTAACTAGAATCACTTAGAAATGGCTTATGAAGTGATATATCATCTATTTTATTATTAAATAAATCAATTATATTATCTATTCTTGAATATTCTCTTATTTTCTTATTTACTAATGACCTTTCATCAGATAACTGTACTTTTATCTTTTTCAGCTCTAATATTTTCTCATTTATTTTATCAATCTCTTCTTGAGTAGAATTATCTTGTACTTTAGAATTAAGATAATCAAAAGCCTCTTTCAACCCATAAGAAACCTTCCTACAATGGTCTGGAGAACATTCTAACCCTAATAGTTCAACTATCTCTCCCCAATCCAAATCTATCTCTTTATTAACCTTTGCCAGTCGTATTCTAATCCTATAGTCAATTAGTGACTCATCTTCTTTTTTCTTCAATATGTCTTCCATATTCGATATCTCCCTATTTATCACATAAATATCATTATCAATGTATTAAGTAAAAAATAAATAGTCCAATATTGATTTATTTAACTATTGTTTCACTTAATCTTATAGTTATATTTAAATCTGTTTTTCCAATATACTGGTCAAAAACATCACTAGATAACACTTCATTATCGCCATTTTTTGTATGCTCTATAAATTTATAAGTACCATCTTCTTGTTTTATTACTTCACATTTTCTAAAATCGTTCCTTTATTATTTTTCATATATTTTCTCCTTTATTTTTATGTTATCTATAGCTCTACTGGGAATATATTTATTTGCAAATTAGGCAGCCTTGTAGTTAACAATAGCTAATATAAGTTAACGCATTTAGCATTTATCAAGGATTTTCTATAACTTTTTTATTTTATTTTTACTATTTTAATAATTTAATCTTTTATCCTTGAGATTTTATATTTGAATTTTTAACTTTAAGCTTTATATCTATTGTTCTCTTTTATACAGTACAATCGTTTCGTTTGTATGTACCCATCACTTTTATATAAGTAGTTTGATTTTTAACCCAAAATCAACTGGGAACTTATAATTTATGTTATTCGCCTAACCTGCAAATTAAAAAATAGCCCAATTAAGGACTATTTTAAATCTACATCTATAATTGTAAGTGCATTTGATGTACTCAATGCAAAATCAACTTCTTTTTCAAATTCTTCTATTTCATCCCTTAATTTTTCTATTTTCTCTCTTACTTTTAAAGGGTCTACTAAAGACCATTCTTGTTGTTTTTTATAAAATGAAATAAGTTCTGCTCCATCTTTACTTTTTTCTTTTTCCTCAAACATTCTGTCTGTATTTTTTTGCACTTCTTCATTTCTACGATTTACTTCAGACATCATACAATCATAGTTACTAACCATTTGTCTCAACAAGGATTTATCTAATTCTATACTATTTTTTCTTTTTATTGCTTCTAAAACTGTATAATTTTTATTACCAATTTGAACATTTGTTATAGCATTAGAGATATTAATTGCTTTATCTAATGCGTTATAATTATATATTAAATCTTCTATTTGTTGGTATCTACTTGAAACTTCTACATTAAAATCTTCTACACTTGTTTTTGTTTCATATACATTTTTATCAGAGCCTTTTTTAGTACCTACAATTTTAAAATTACTAATGCATCTATCTATCTTATCTTCTAATAACTTCTTTTCTGCTAAAGCTTTATGAACATTATATTTAACCATAAAAACATCTCCCTTTTAATTAAGATATTATTTAAAAATAACAAACTTTTTTTATTGGAAGAGAGGAAGGGATTTGAACCCTCGTATCAAATTAATTGACCTAATAGTTTAGCAAACTATCCTCTTTACCACTTGAGTACCTCTCCATATTTCTATAAATTACAAACAGCAAGTCGAGTATCGCTACCTTCGACCATGGTCAAGTGCTGTATTTTAAAACTCCGACAGCTCGGATAGCGTGGCTGTTTTTTCACACTAAAGAATCTTTTTTAATTGTCCACTATTTGGTAGAACATCACCACTTTTTTATAAATAAATCCACATAAAAATTACTTAGTTCAAAAGACTATTTGATTTATTCACAATTTCTTCAGTTTTTTATTAGCCAGGTACACCAACAAACTCCTCTAATTTTAAAAAGCAGAAGTAGAATCTGTTACCTCAAATTCTACTTCTTTATTCTTACACCTTTAAGGCATACTAGGGCATTCACCGTATCTATTTCAAGTTATATGTTGCTCATCAACCTCGTGTATATTTGCCACGCTATATTCATTTTAGCAGCATCATCATCTTATATTTGTAAAATACCTATTACCAGCCACTAGAGCTTCTCAAAATGAGCTATCTCTGCTAATTGTATTAATTTTTAGCATATTCTAGGTTTGCTGCCATATGTCACCATATGAAAGGGATTTTAACCCATACACTCTCTATATGATTGCATCTTTTAAAGATTTAGCTATTTTTAATTTTGGAACTCTTTTTTCCTCAGTTTTCCAAGGTTTTTTAGTTCCATCTTTAAGAGTTATTTCTCCTTCTTTACCTTTTTGTATTTTAGTTAGGTATTTAACTCCCATCAACGTCAATTCTTCACCATCTTGTAGTACTTCGTTTCTTTTTTTTTCTATCACATCAAGTATCTCTCTTACTCTTATCTGTGATACACCTAATTCTTCTGCTACTTCTTTTAAAAAATCTACTTTTTTCATATCTTCTTAATCTCCCTTTTCTTATATAATTTTCATTTGATAATAGTAAGGAATAATTTTATTATTTTTATTAACCCCTTACATAAGTAATATGTTTTAAGCGACCCTTTTTTAAACCACTTTTCCCCACCAGCTAATTACAGTTTTTACAATTTGAGCGATATCCCTTTTTACCATTTTTATCAAACCTAGATAGCAACTTAATTTTTCCACATCTGCTACATTTTTTATATTTTCCTTTACAAACAGATATATAATAATAATTTTCTTCATAGTTTTTCTCATATGCATCTATTATTTTGTTCACTATTTTATTTATTTGATTATTTATTGCTTGAGGAGTTATATTCATTAAATTTGAAATAAACTCTAATGATTTATCTTTTCTATATAAATTTAAAATATCTTTTTGTACTGTGGTAAACTCAATTTTAGATATAATATTATTTAAATCCATAACTATACATGTTAAATCATCTTGCAAATCATTACCCTTTTGAATCTTTAAAAGCTCTTTAACATGTGATTTATCAAACATATCTAAATAGTCCCATTCTGGGCTTCCTGCATCTGCTAATGGTGCTTTCCATATAATTGGTCTCTCTATAGAATTTTTAACATCAGTCATATCATTTTTTAATGCATTTAAATTTTTCCTAACCATTCTCTTAAGTTTTAACTCTTCTTTACTTAATTGTTTATGTCCTAATTCTTTATATTTAGCTTTATACCATTCATAAGTATCTGAGTATGTTTTTATAATTGGATATTTTTTAATATCTTTAGGTTTAACTTTTATATCTTTTATTTTTTTATAGTTTTTAGGTAATTGAAAAAATGCAAAGGAATTGTCTTCTAGGAATCCATCTTTATTAGAAGTGTTTGAATTTATATTTCCACCATTTGCAGGTGCTATTTTATTTAGAAGTGCTTCTTCCTGACATGCTCTATCAAATAACTCTTTTGAATTGTATATTCTTATTTTAGTTTCCTTAGGTTTATCATCTACTGAGAGTATATAGCTCCCCATTATTTCTAATGTTTTTGCTATATTAGAAGTAGAATATATACTGTCATCTTTATTTAATATCAACTTAATTTTCGATGTATTATGATGTGTGTACTCCCATGTACCATTACTATTACTAAAAGGATTTTTAACATTTATATATTCGATTGGATTAATTTGATTATAGCCACACCAAGTAATGAATCTATTATAATCCATAACTACTTCTTCTCCATCAATAGTAACATAATATACACCATCTTTATCTAAAGGACTATCTGATGTTTGCTCAAATATATTTTCCCAAAATTTATCATTGAATTGTTTTTTTTCTTGATATTTCACTCTAGTAATAATATTCTCATTTCTCTTTGTAAGAGTATTATAAAATGTATCTATATAATTTCTATTTGACTCTTCAAACCACGTGTGTTTTACCCCTAATCGTTCCTCTATGTATTTAATTCTATCTTTGCTATTGTCTATGCTATAATCTAAATTCTTTATGTAATCTTGTGCAGATTTGCCATCTATTTCTTCATAAAAATTGTTATTATTATATATCAATATTATACCTCCTTTCCTTGCAATCCATCATCATAATCTGTATCATCATAATCCCATAGTTCATCCTTAAAATCCTCCTTATGCCTTTCATTTACAATATCATATGAAGACCTTTTACTCATCTCTGTGTATGTATCTATCATTTGTTCATATTCCTCATTTAATATTTGATACCTATTTTTATGTACGCCTGTTTTCTCTGATTCATCTAAATCTTCTAAATATATTAATTCTATTTTTTTCTCTTTCATACTTCTCCTTTTCTATATTATAAGATTTTAAATTAATTTTCTTGGTCACATTTCTGTGCCGTTTTTTTGCCTTTTGGTCACATTTCTGTGCCACCCCTAAATTTAATTTTTTAACTGTTTTTCCTATATTTTTGTTAATTTTTACAGTTCATTACCTCTTATTCTTAGACAGACTTTCTAAATACAATTAAAAAAGCATAAATCAATTGTTTTCTTTGCTAAATTTAAATTATTTCCCTTCCATATTACACAAGGATTTATAATGAAATAGTCTGTATTTTTGTTATTCCCTTCAACGATTACATATTTAAAAAAATAATATTTATCATCTTCTACCTTTATATAAAATCTAAGTAATTCCTTTTTAAATTTGTTCATATCTTGTTTTATTGTACTAATATTTAATAATTGACAAATTTTATATAAACTAATTTTTTTTATTTTTGAAATATCTGTTTCATGAGGGTTTAAACATAAGATATTACTCTCGAAATGTATATATGGTATGAGTTGATATATATAACTTAATTGTTTATGTTGTCTTGGTGTGCAATGTTCAAAAAGAAATCTACTAGTATTTATATATATTCTTGTATATTCTTTATTTTCAAAATTAGGAATTCCTTTAGTAAAATACTTTGGATTTATATAAAATTTATTATTAGATTCATATAATAACTCACATTTTTTTACGTCTGCTAAAAAATTTCTAAATGCCCTATCTTTAAGATTTAATATTTCTCTCATGTTTTTTCTATCTATAGGAATCATTTCTTTAAACTGAGAATATCTAACCAATAAATTTTCTTCTCCTGTATTATAGTTTAGATATGTTGCGAGATATATTAATCTACTTATATTAGCTTTACTTATATTTACTTCATTAAATAATAATTCATTTTTAACATAAGTACAAAATACAAAACCTCCTAATTTAAAATTATGGTATGGTAATTCTTTTTTATTATTGATAATAGCCCTTTGCTCTGGAGAAAAACTCTTTTTTCTCTTTCCAATTTCAAGTACCTCACCTCTTTTCATCCCTTTATGCTCCAATATTTCTCCTGTTCTTTTGTCTGTTACAATAACATCTTTTATAAATTCATTACCTCTAACTATAAATATCTACCTCTTTTCTTATAAATTTTATTTCAATTACAAGATAAAAACCATCTTGCAATTGTTCTTCGCAACATGTTGCTTCAGAAATTTTATTACCCTCTATGTTCTATTTCTATTATATCATATACCCTCTATGTTCTCAATATTTTTTTTAATATCTACCCAAAATTTCTTGAGTAGATATTTTCTTTTAATCTGGCATATTATTAAATATATTCTTAATAATAGGATTTTCTCTTTTTATATCTTTTTTTTCTTCAGTAACATTTGTCTTTTTATTTGTCCTATATACACCATTGCCTAAACATTGTTTTAATAATTTATTTTCTTCTTGAAGATTTTTCCACTCTAATATTATTCTTTCCAAAGCTGTATTTCTACTGCTTATATTTTTATCATTTTGATACTTTTCTATTTCACCAAATATATCTTCTTCTAAATAAAAGCTAGATGATTTTTTCATATAATATCACTCCTAGAATTGTTCCATACCTACTTCAAATAATCCTTTAGCTGTAGCCATTTGTGCATCTTTAGAAACTTTAAATCTATTATCGAATGTCATATGTAATGCTGTACCTCCACTTACATATACATCCATTTCATCTATGTTCTTCCATTTAGAAGATATTCTTTGAGCTGTGCTTTCAGAAGCCATAATGTAAGCAACTTTCTTAAGTTCATCATAATCATTAGAACTATCTATCTCATTAAGCTCTCTTATTATTCCTCTATCTTTTAGTTGCTTCTGAACCATTGTTAAAGCATCTTGATTTCCAGCTTCTAATGTGTCTGATAGTTTATCATTAAATACAAAACCTTTTTCAAAGAAAGACATCTCAGTACTTCTAAAACCTATTGAAACCATGCCAACCGCTTTATCTTCATTTACTTTTCCTTCTAATGTATGAAATAATGCAGCGTCTCCTTCTCTAAAAATTGATATATCAGATATTTTTATTTCTTTATGTCCACCTTTTATTTTATCTTTTACTTTAAATGTTTTACCTTTATATGTGTCTACAACTTCTTTTAATGTTGTTTTCCTAAATGATTTATATGGAACGCCCATCATCAATTTTACTTCATCAGCTACAGCTATTTCATTAAGAGCAGCAGCAACTAATATTCTCATTGTAAAAGATACTTTAGAATCATCAGAATTTCTTATAGGTGTTATACTTTCTTTTTCTGCTAATGAACCAACAAAGTAACTTACACTTTCAAAATCTATGTATATTGGATTTTCATATTTCTCAAAATCTATGTTTCTTCCATCACCAAATACTGATTTGAATAAACATTCTTTAACCATTCCATTGTACTTACTATATCCTTTTACGTATCCTCTTCCTATATCTAAGCCTATAACTTGGTAATTTTCTTCCATTTTCATTCCTCCTAAGTAAATATTTGCTAAATATATTATACCATATAAAAACTTGATAATTACATTAAATTTGCACAAAAATTCAACTATAAAATGACATTTTTTAGTTATTAGTTAAAATTAGCACTAAATTAGAACTATATATAATTTAAATTTAAACCAACAATTTATTATTAAAATTTTTTAGTTAATATTTAAATTATATATCAACTATTTCCAAACCAATAAATCAATTTCTTTAACTATACTATTTATGTTTTTTTAGATGTCAATTTTAATTTTAAGTAAAATATTGAAACTTATTTTCTTACAGACGACATTTTCATTCTAATTTAATAAATCTTCCTATATTTCAAGTTATTTTTTGTATTTAATATTTTTATATGTATTAGTTATTTTTATGTAATCAATACATACACTTTTATTTTATATTTTCCTTGTTGAGAATGTAATTTAAGAGTAAAAATCTAAGAAATATCTTTAGATAAATATTTGTTTTATGAGGAAAATACAGAGCTATTTCGTCTGTAAATCCGTCTGCAATTTTTTTGAAATGTGGAAATGAAAGGACTACACACAAAATCCTACTGACAAACAAGCCACTTTCCATAAAATACCCCCTACTTCATTTTTATTTATTTTAATATGTAAAATACTTTATTTACTTTATTTAATTAATAAAAGTATTACTTTTATCTTATTTTAAAAATCTATGTTTTTGTCAGTAAAAAAGGACATAAAAATTAGTATTTTATGCCATTTTTCTAAAACCTAGTATTTTCAACACTTACAACACCTACACTTTCTATTTTGTCAGTAAAATGTCAGTCATTATAATTCTTAGACTACAAACCTGTTGTAATCACTGCATTTCAATTTTTAGTTATTGATATCTATATAAAATATTATTTGCTATAGAATAAATTTTTTTATTATGGATTATAAAGTCTTATATACATCATTTTAGCATTAATCTGACATCGTCGAATATCAACTCACAACCTCATTGCCATATTTTTCTTGACAAATTTGTCATTATTGTATATAATTTAATTAAGATAAGAATTAATCTTATCTATACAATTCAATATTAGGGGGTGACGTTATGAGAATAACAAAAGGCAAAATAAAAGAGCTAATCGAGTTGTGCCACCAACTTGAAAAGCTCTTTGTACAAGTATTTAAATCACTTGAACATATTTTGATTTCTTTATGTTCTTGTATCGGTTGGTTATTAATACTTATATACATAATTAAACATTAATAACCAATGCAATATACCTATAAAAATATATCTCTATAGGTATATTGTAACACACCTAATATTGAAAGTAAACGAGGTGACGACATGAGTCAACATATTAAAAACACTTTAAAAATAATAAAGATACTAGGTTTATTATTCTTCTTATATTTTGCACTTAGAGCAATATATATTGTTTATCTTTAATATCTTTATTGAGTTGCTTAATGTATAAGTAACTCTTTTTTGTTATAATATTAATGAGGTGATAGCATGAAATTAGAAAAATTAATTGATATAAGAAAAGAAAAAAAATATTCTCAAGAGGATATTGCTAGAATGTTAGACATATCTTTAAGAAATTATCACAGAAAAGAAAAAGGAGAGAATCAATTTACAGTAAGTGAACTAGAAAAAATATGTAGCTATTTAGATATAGAATCAAAAGAACTACTTGACATATAGTAATATAATCTACTCAAGGTAGTACTTAACATTAAATAAAATAATTTAATAATATAAAATAGACTAGCTATAATCTAGTCTATTTTATTATAATAACATATTGTACAAGCCATTTAAATCCATTCTAAGCACATTTCAATGCATTCACCTTATGTTTATACCTTTAATCTTTAAAATTAAATATAAAAATAAGCTAGACATATATACTCTAGCTTACAGTAATTTTTTTAATGTGTTGACTTGTTCTTGTACTATTGTTTTACTCTTAGTGTCTAACTCTCTATAATTATTTAATAGTTGTTTTTCTTCTTCTTCTAGTTGTATATTTTCTCTATTGTCTGTAAGACATAATATATAATCTATACTTACATTATATATATTAGATAATTTTATAAGCGTCTCATTGTCAATTTTTCTTCTGTTTGTTTCATAGTTTTGTATTGTTACATAATGTACGCCTAATAGTTCTCCCACTTGTTGAGTTGAATATCCTTTTTCTTTTCTTAGCTCTCTCAATCTATTCATTAAATCACCTCTTAATTCTAAATATAACATATTATAAATTTAATTACAATTGTATTCAAAACGGTATGTTTTATATATGACATTATTTAAAACATTTTGTTTTGTTTTTTATATTTTATATTGACAATCAAAACATTTTGTTTTATAATTAAATCATAGCAAGGGAGAACAAGAAAACACAAAGCCACCTCTCAAATGAAGTAACAGGCAAAGAACCTTCTTAAAACTCTAGCTAATATCTTAAAGGGTTCTATTAAAAAATATTAAACTACTATTAAAAAATTACTACCTTTAAGTTGACCTTTTAAATGGTGTGAATGGTGAAAGGCACACAACACAAATATTACACATAGTTTTTTCTTCATTTTTTAACTACAAAAATGAATTAGTCATACCAGTTGGTGAGGTGTTCCCAACATTAAGTAATTAAATAAATAAAATTAATAAAGGTTTCCAATTAAAGCCTACAAAAAATTGAGGTATCAACTTAGTTGCTTCTATAATGGCACTCAATACAATTTAATATGACATAGCAGTTGTGAGGTACTGCGTTATAAAAAGTACTAAAGATTGAGCATTAAAATTATAGTTTGTACTGCTTGACACCTACATGGTTATAAACTATCTAATATTTACTAGTATAATTTAAACTATTTATTAGATTATTTTAGTAAGTGTTAGAATACAACACTTAAATTATGATATAATAATAAAATAGGAGTGTGAACGGCATGGATGAAAAAATATTAGAATTATTACAAAAAATGGATACTAGTATTAATGATATACAAGGAGAAATAAAATGGATTAATACTAGACTAGATAGTATGGATGGTCGTTTTGATGGGATTGAAAACCAACTTAGTGATTTAAAAGAAGGACAAGAAGAAATTAAAAAGAAACTAGACTTAACTTATAATCAAGTTGCTAGAAATATGGAAGGCATAACAGAAGTTGGAGAAAAAATAGACACTTTAAAAAATGACATGAACTTTGTAGAAATGGCTACATCTAAAAATTGGAATGAAATAGCAAAGTTAAAATCAATTAAATAGGAGTAGATAAAATGGATGAGAAAACATTAGAATTGCTACGAGAAATACAGGAAAGTATTAAAATTTTAAATGACAAGCTTGACGAATTTGATTATACACAAGATAAAATAAAATCTAATGTTGAGGGACTTTTAGAATGTTTTAGTCGTATTGATTTTAGAATTGAAGACCTAGAAAATGGTCAAACCTCATTGTATACTAAGCTTGATATAGTGCAAAATGAAACAGCAAAATCAATTAAATAGCAGTACATAAAAAGACACTTGAATTATTGAGTGTCTTTTCTACAAGCTCTTAGTATGGTATTATTAAACAATAATATCATTGGAGGTATAACGAATGTATGAGCAGAGAAAAGCAAAAGTAATATTCAATAAAGGAGCTGGTAATTCTAGGGGAGAATCATATACGAATAGGGTTACAATTCCAACTACATGGATAAAACATATGGACATAACTAAACTAGACAGGGAAGTTTTGTTGACTTTTGATGGTAATAAAATAGTAATAGAAAAAATAGATGAGTAGATAAAAAATCTACTCAAAAAAATACTTGACAACTCGTGACGAGTCGATTGTAATTAAATCATAAAATAAAATTTTTTACAAAATGACTAGTAACGAGTCGGTAAAAAGGGAGGATATAAAATGCTAAATATATACATAACTAATTTAGGGAAATATGATTGAGATGCCTTTTATATAGTTCTCTAATATGGTATTATTATTCTATAATAATAATGTTGGAGGGGACAAAATGAATTTAGAGAGACTAAAAGAGTTAAGGTTAGAAAGAGGATACAGTCAACAACAATTTGCAACTTATATTGGATTGTCTACTTCTACATATACAGATAAAGAAGCAGGGAAAACAAAATTCAAGGTTGAAGAATTAGAGAAAATATTAAAATTTCTAAATCTTGACCCTTTGGAATTGCTTGACTTAGATTAAAAAGTCAACTTTTCTAAATAATAAAACCGAAAAATCGTTGACAATATCCGTTTTGAGATTTATAATTAAAATATCAAATAAAAAATTTAAAAAACAAAACCGAAAAATCGTTTTAAAAAATCGTTTTATAATAAAAAAGGAGGATATAAAAATGCTAAATATATACATAACTAATTTAGGGAAATATAACGAAGGTGAACTAATAGGGGAATGGGCTGAACTTCCAGTAAACGAGGAAGAATTACAAGAAATATTAGATAGAATAGGGATAAATGAAGAATATGAGGAGTATTTCATAACAGATTTTGAAACAGATATAGAAGGGTTAGAAATAAGTGAACATAGCAATATAGAGCAACTGAATGAATTAGCAATGAAACTTGAGAGGTTAGAAGAATATGAGATTGAAGAGTTAAAAGCTTTACTTGAACGTGGATACATTGATTTTTATGACATGCTTGAAGGGGATATTTGCAGATTATCAGGTAATTATACTTTTATACAACTTGATGACAGGTCACCATTGGATGATGAAAATTTAGGACGTAGTTACATAGAAGAAATATGTTGTGGTGATTTATCTTGTATAGAAAATATTGCTTACTACTTTGACATAGAAGCATTTTCAAGAGATTTACGTTTTGATAGAGATATGATTATTGAAAATTTATACGAAGAAGATATAGAATATTATGAAAATATGACAGATATTGAATTTGCAGAGAATTATATTGAACGATTAGGAGATATTGAAGAGTTAGGTCAAGAAACACTTGAAAGATACTTTAATTATGAGCTATATGGAACTGACTTACGTTATGAGAATATTTGTATAGCATCAAATTATTTAGCTATAGTTTCTTAAATAAAAAGTTTTAGGGCGTTCTTTAAAAACGCCACTTCCAATAAAAAAATTGAAAGGGGAATAAATCATGAAAAAATTAATAATTAAGATAAAATCATTGTTTAAAAAGGATTTAGATAGTAGCTATTGGAGTACTACAGAAAGTATTATTTTAAAATGTGGAAACAGCAATCAATTAAAATTATTGAAACAATCTAATAAATTATAAAGGGGGATTATTAAAAATGAAAATAAATAGCAAAATATCAAATGTAGTATGGGACATAAAAACAAAAGAGTTAAATAAGCAGGATATACTTTTTATAGAAAATTTCAACCCAACAATATATCATAATGATGTTGATTGTTACCTGTGGTCACTTGATGAAAAACTACCAAGTGGTGTATGGTTGGAAAATATAAAATTTAATAATGAAATAACAGAAGCTAAAGCTATTGTTTTATAAAATTCAATTCTTAAGATAGATGTAAAATATTAGGAGGGTTAAAAATGATAAATTATTCTAAATATATGACTGCAACAGATTTAATAAATATATGTGACATTTTAGAAGGTGAAACAATAGGAGAAGCAGGAACTTATAATTCCTTAAGTACTAGACTAGGAAACTTAATCGGATTAGATTGGGCTTTAAAAGGAGAAGAATTGAGACAGCAATTAATACAAAATATTAATAATATGATGTATTTAGATAATGAAAATAAAATTCAATATAAAGAATTTTAAATAAAAAATAATTAATTTATAGGAGGAAAATAAAATGAATAAAATAATCGTATTTTATGATATAGAAGGGTATCCAGTTTTCCAAATACTTGTAAGAAATGTAAAAAAATATACTAGACAAAATAGAATATTTAAATTGGTTGATAGTTTTATTAAAAAAAATATAAATAATATTAATTTAAATGATGGGAAAATATATGATAGCTCTAGTTGGATAATTTTTACTATATCAAAAACAGGACATTATAAATTAAAACTTAATCTTGATATAGACTATGATATATTAATTAAAAAGTTAGATATCAAAAAAAGTAAAAGAGAAAGTAATTCTAAAACAGAGAGAGAATTATTTTATATAGGAACAGGATGGTGTAAAAGAAAAGAAATATACAATTTACTAACTAGACAAAATCAAATTGGATACGAAGATTATGATACTTTAACAATAGATGGCGATGTTTATATAAGAACATATAATGAAAAATGTAGAACAATATTACTTCATAGTAATTATCAAAAAATATTAAAAGAGATATAAATAAAATTCAACTTTTAATATAAATGGAGGGTTTAAAATGAATAAGTATTTAATTGGTTGCATAGGTAATTGCTTAAGAAGTATGAAAGCAATAAAAACTAGATTTTTTTTAATAGATAATAATAACATTGAGGATGTCACACTAAAGTTGTGTAAAGGAGTAGAGCATATAGCACCATTTAGATATAAATATGGATTAGCAAATTATAGTTTTGGTTGTGGTTTATCTCATTATTTAGATACATATAATTTAAACACTGTAAATGGATTAGATTTGAATAATACACATTTAATAATGCTTACTTTAAATGATTTAAAAAATATAGTAGGGTGTAAAACTGTCTTTGATATAGATGTAGAAGAAAAACTATTAAACTATATAAAGAGTTATTACAGATGAAAATACAAGTACTTAAAATATTAATTTTAATATAATTGGAGGGGATTGAAATGTTAATAAATAAGGCTAAAGGTATTAAAACATCACTTGAAACAAGCAGCTTAAGAGAACTAAAAGGATACATAAAAGATTTAAGAAAAGCACTATCAGGATATAAATATAAGAATAAAATAGATGAAATTACAGAATATCAAATAGATAAATTGTGTTACAAAATTGATAATACAGATATATTTGACTTGAAATATAAAGAAATAGAAAAGTATATAGATAACTTGATTTTGATAATTAATTTTATCTTTATGGAAATGTAATTAAAAGAATGATTTTAATATAATTGGAGGTTTAAGCATGAATGAGTATATTTTGATAAGTTATACAAAAGGTAAAGGAGCTTGTGACCACTGTGGAAGAACTATAAAAAATATAGCTACAATAAAAAATAATGTTACAGGAGAAGTTTTTCATGTTGGATTAACATGTGTAGAAAAAATAATGAAATTGAATGTTACATTTTACAAAGCATTGTCGAGAGAGATAAAAAAACATTACAAATGTATGGAGTACTACAGTAAGGGTTTAGATATAGAGACAAATCTTAATAAAATAGTGAAGAATAATACTAAATACAAAGAAGGTTCTTATGCTTATAAATCTAATGAACAAATGTTAGAAGATGCAATTGCGGAAGTGGCTTGGTCTTTGGCTCGTATGATAGATAGTTGTATGAGAATGAATAAACTTAGTAAGTCTGGATTGATAGATATAGATATATTAAACAGTTTGTTTATCAAGTATAAGGAATATATGAGTAAATTTGATGAAAATTACAATAAAAACAAATATAAATATAAAAGTTGTTATACTATGAAACCTTTAAAAGTAATATTAGATGAAAATGAAGATTTAAAAGAACTATATAAAAGTATGCAATAAATGTATGTAGGCGATGAATTAATGACAATGAATTTTATATAGATGAGGATTATATTTTATATAAAAGAGTGTCATATCTTTAATATAGGACATGAAGTAATAAAAGAGTTTAAAATTATATTTTTAATAGGATATATGAGTTATCAAATCGCTATTATTATAGCTATATTATTATAATTCAAATGATAATGATAGTGATTTGATAAAAGGATTTTAAAGATTATAAAAATCAAAAGGTATAAATACATTAAGATAATTTTCAAACAGCTTATAGAGGCTTGTACGGGGTCATAATCATAAACTAGGAGGGTGTAAAAATGAAATTCAAAAATATAGCTATGGGAATGTTATTAGGTTTAATTATTGTTGGAGTTGCAGGAGCAACAAAAGTTAAGGCTGCCGAATTAGATAATTTTTATGTAGAAACTACCGACAGAGTTGTAGAAATATTAGAAGATGAAAGTGTAGTTTTATATGATACTAAAGAGCAAGTTTATAATTTCTATCCAGTTTGTCTAGGTGACTGGAACTATAGCTTTAAAAATAAAAAAGATTTAGATAGAGCAGTTGCAACTTACAAAGAGCTGTCAAACAATATAAGTCACTCAAAGGATGTATATGTGATTAATAAGTTAAATAACAATGGAAACATTAAAGTATTTTTAAGTGATGGAAGTTCAATTGTATATATAAAAAATGATAATAAATATTATTTTTATCCTTCTTGTATGGGTGATTGGTATTTAACATTAGATAGTAAAATTGATTTAAGTAATTGTGTTGGCACTTACTTTGATGTTGAGGTTGCAATATGATACGATATATGAAAGATATAAATAATATAAGTTTAGAAGATGCTGATATGTTAGCAAAAGAGGGATTTTGTTTTATTATAAAAGATGGTAAATTAAGAGGTTTTAAAATTGAAAAAATAAAAATAGGGGGATATGAAAATGAAAAAAATAACTAAGAAAGAAATCAAAAAATATGTAAGAGAAGCTATAAGTAATAATTTTAATTGGGAAATAGATAGATGCGGATTTTATATAAAAAATGATTCAATAAAGTTTTTTATTTCATATAAAGGACAGGGTGCAGACGAAAATATATACAACAATACTTACGAAGAAATAATTTACATTGATGATATTATAGAAGACTATAAAAGAAAAGAATATAATTTAAAAGATGTAGATTCAATAGTGCATGAAAATGTAAATAATATGATTATAGATTACAATGAGGAAATAGAAGAAAATGAAAGATGTATAAGGAGCTTTATAAAAGAACTAAAAAGTTCTGTAGGTGAAGAGTTTACAGTATTAGAATATGATAATTTTGTACAAGAAAAATATAATTATCTTGTTAATAAAACTGACTCATGGGATTTTTTTATGGAAGGTGAAGTATATAATTATTTAGATTGTGGAAGTTATACATATTCAGGATTAGGTAAAGATTATGATGTTGATATAAATATTGTCTTTGATGTAATAAAAATAAATTCAGAAGAAGATTATAAATCTATAATAAAAATAAAAGACATTGAATTGTTATAATTTACTATATATCTATAATATTTAAATATGAACTAATGATATAATTAAAATTAAAAGATATTAAATTTAATATCTTTTAATTTTAATTGATAAGCGAGGTTTTTTAATGAAAGAAGAATTAAATATAGTACCATTTTTAGCTGAGTCTTTGTCGATAAATAAAAAATGCTATAAACTCATAGATAAATATTATAATGAAAATAAATTAAAATATTCAAGTTTGGCCAAAGATAATATTTTTTATAATTCAAGGATAGCAAGTGAAGGAAGTATAATTCAAGAATATTATTTTAAAAAATCTTTAGGTATTCTATTAGAAAGAGATGAAAAGAAAATAACAAAAATATTTAAGGTTGGTTATACAATTGCTTACAATTATATTATTTCTATCCAAACATTTAAAGCAAGTACCTTTTTAAGAAAACTTATGTTAAAAAATAAAATTGAAAGTTTTTCAGAGGATGAATTAAATGGTAATATGTTAGTTGCAATTTCTTTATGTGGAGCTTTAGGGAAAGAAGTTGACGAATCAGATGAAATATATATAAAAGTAATTAGAAATTTGATTCTAAGAAATGAAAATTATAAACATGAAAAAGTTTTATCTATAGATAGACTAAGTAAAGATGAACAAAAACTCATTAGTAAGATAGAATTAAGATTAAAATCTACATATTTAAAAGAATATATTCCAAGCTCGTATACAATTGGAATTGATGGGAGTATAGGAACTTTTAATTTAGATGCTTTAACAGATTTAGACAGAAACCTTTTAGGATTTGATTATATATATGACCTGGAAGAATTAAGTTTAATTTCAATTGTAGGAAGAGACATACTTAAATCTAAACAAATACAAGAATTAATTTTATGTTACTGTAATTTACAAAAAAATATAGAAGATGAAAATAGCATTAATTATGAGGATTTATTTAAATTTATAATTCCTGCTATAGACATAAGATATTTGGCAAGAGAATATAAAAAAGCTAAACAATTTTTCTTTAATAATTTTGATGAAGAATTAAAAGAATCTATAGAAGAAAAAGACCTTAAATTGGATAGTATTAAAAAAGAAAATTCATTATTGGAGGCAGAAAATGAAAAGTTAAAATCAGAACTAGAATTGTTGCAAAAAGATAAACTTAGATTAGAAAATGAAATCAAAGCACAACTTACATCTAAAGAAGAATTGGTTCAATTAAGAAATTTTATGTTCAACCAGCAACAAGAGCAAGAAGAGAAAGTTTTAATTGATGAAAGTATAAATTTAAAAAATATAAAAGCAATAATATTTGGTGGACATCCAAATTGGATTTTAAAAATGAAAGAAAAATTAACTAACTTTGAATTTATATCAGCAGATACAATTAATTTTAATGTAAACATATTGAATAGTTATGAGTATGTATTTATAAACACTAATTTTATAGGACATGCTATGTACTACAAAATTATAGAAAATTTGAACGAAGATAACAAACTTAGATATATAAATAATATAAATGTAGATAGAGCAATAGAAGCTATTAAAAATGCTATTAAAATTTAAGGAGCGTATTATGATTGATATAGATATAAATAAAAGAATAAAAGAAATAAGGGAAGATATAAATTTATCACAACAAAAATTCGGAGAAAAGCTTGGTGTGAGTAGAGATGTTATAAGTAATATAGAAAATAATAGAGTAGAAGTTAAAACAGTATTTATTACTCATATGTGTGAGGTTTTTAGTGTTAATCAAGTGTGGTTAGAAACTGGTGAGGGGAGGAAGTTTATTGAACAAGAATGTGATATTGTTTTAGGAGAAGTTTTTGCTAATATAACTGTATCTAAAAATGAAAATTTAAATGAATTGATTATAAATATTTCTAAATTAAATGATACATATATAAATAATTTAAATGAGATTGTAAAAGGTCTAATTTAAATAGTGGGAGGTATTATAATTGTCTGATGAAACTATAAGTAAGAGAATTAGAAAGATAAGAAAAAATGCTAATTTATCTCAGCCAGATTTCGGGGGAAAATTAGGTGTCAGCAAAGATGTTATAAGTAATATAGAGTATGATAGGGTTGAACCCAAACCTTTACTTATTAATCATTTATGTAGTGTATTTAATGTTAATAAGGAATGGCTTATAAATGGTACAGGTGATATGTATGTTTCTGTAAAAGAAGATATTTCTTCGATTTTAGGAGAAGTGTTCTATAAGATAGCTAGTTCAAAGGATGAAAATTTAAAAGAACTAATAATTAACATTTCTAAATTAGATGCTACATATATAGCGTCTTTGAATGAGATTGTAAAAAGGTCAATACAGAGGTGATATTAATGTGTGATATAGGCAAGAGAATTAAAATCTTAATAGAAAATGAAAAAATAAAACAAGTTGAGTTTGCAAACAAGATAAAAGTTGACCCATCTTATATATCTAAGTTTCTATCAGATAAATCTAAAGTAATACCTAGCGATAGATTAATAGATGATATTTGTAGTACATTCAATGTTAATAAAGAATGGCTTAAAAATGGAGATGGAGAAATGTACATAGAGAATAAGTGTAATAGGAATATTTCAGAAGCGACTGACTTATTAATGGAACTTTCAATTGAATTTCAAGAATGTGCAATTAATCAAATTAAAGACTTAATAAAATTGCAACATTCATTAAAAAAGTAGGAGAGATTAATGTCTGAAAAAGATGAAATTATAAGATTAAATTTAATAGAATTAAGAAAGATTTTAAAATAAAAAGAGTGATTTATATGAAAAAGTATTTCAAAGAAGAATGGAACTATATTGCTGATGCAGGATATGAAATAGACAACATAGAAAGTACTAAAATAATGGTAAATAATTTTGAAGTAAGCATAAAAATGAGTGAAGATTTTAAACATAAAGGTGACATAGAATATACTTTTAATATCCCATATGACCATGAAATTTTTACAAAAGAGTACAACGAAGTTTTGAATTTAGAACAACCTTGCGATTGCGACCAATTTTGCGATGAACTATCAGACCTTAGAGCAAGGATTGAAGAAGGCATAGAGAAATATTTAAAAGACAATGACAAGTTAAAAGAAATAGAATATTAGATGTAATTGAATTTATTTTAAAAAATTATAAAATTGAATATAAAAATCATAAAGCTGTATTGTTATAATACAGTTTTTTTAATACAAAAATACAGATATATCTTGAATAATATTTTAAAATAGGAGGAAATTAATATGGGTAAAATGGATAAAAAAGAAGCTAAAAAATTTTTAAAGGTTGTAGATATGAATATAGATAAAATAAAGGAAGAAGCTACGAAAATTTATAAAGAATGCTACTTAATAGAAACAACTGATACTATAAGAATTTCTATAAATTTGAAAGGAGTTGTAAAAAGCACAATTTCAAGTTGGCAAGGCTATTCAGATGATATTTTTAATATGAGAGAAATTATTGTCTATGAATTTAGTCAAGGAGAAGTTCAAATTGAAGATCTTTTAGGAGAACTTTGTTTTTTAAATGATTACGAAGAATTTGCTACTTGGTGTGACACTGAAAGCGAAACTTTGAATTGGAATAGTTATGAAAAATTCAACAAAGAAAATTTTGACGAATTAGTCGAGAGAAATATAGAAGATAGTTTACCAGATTTTTTGGAAGAATTGAGCGAAAGTATAGAAAATTGTAAACAAGAATTAAAATCAATGATTGAAATTTAAATGAAAGAGTATTATTATTAATGTATATAGTATCTTTAAGATTAACTACGAGGGATTTAAAATATTTTTTAATTTATTTAGAAATGATATTATAATAAGAATTTTCAGATTAACTACAAGGGATTTAAATGTCAATTTAATTTATAGAGAAATGATATAATGGCAATTTTTTAGATTAACTATAAGGGATTTAAATATCAATTTAATCTATATCTATATGATATAATATCACATTATTTTATATTAACTATGAGGAAATAAAAACAGTGCATTCAGATAAATACACTGTTTTTTTAATGCTAAAATTAGTCATTATGATAACTTAATCCTTCGATTATAAATCCTATATTCGTCGTCATTTCTGCTTCATCACTTTGTAATATTCCTTCTGTAAATTCGCTATCGCTTGATAATGTTATTTTTTTCCTTGCCACCATTTCCAAAATTGTTTGAAATAGTTTAATTTTCATATTCTTATCAAGTCCAGCATATTGCAAATAGTTTGCTACTTCTTGCGAAAATTTAGTTAACTCTGATTTAGTCATTTTTTTAGATAATTCTTTTCCAATGCTTAGATAAACTTTTTTAGATTGTTCAACATCCATTTTTTTCAACCCCTTTTTAGATTATAATTAAATTATATTTTAAAAATGCTAATACTTCAAATATAAATATTTTTGTTTAAGTATAAAACTGATTTCAATAATTCGGATTTTATATTTAATAGATTGTGTTACTTAAAGTTAATAAATAAATTAGAAAGATGTATGGTACTAAAATCTAGTAATAAGTTAAAGTATAACAGCACTTTAGGGTTAATTTTGTAGTAAGTATATAAAGTCAATATACTAAATTACAATAAAATTGCCAAAAAGCCCTCTCCTTTAGGTGTAGGGATGAAAGGTAAGGTCTTAATATAAAAAAAGTTAGAATAATGCTTGTAATCTAATACCACTACTGATACCCTATATTTAGGAGGTGTTAGTTTTTATGTATAAATCTAACGAAAATATAGTTTATGATTGCAAATATCATATTGTATTTTGCCCTAAGTATCGTAAACCTGTTTTAGTTGGCGAAGTTGAAAAGATGTTAAAAGAAATACTACCATATAAAGCAGATGAACTTGGAGCAGAAATAATAGAAATGGAAACTGATAAAGAACATGTGCACTTATTAATATCTTGTGACCCTCAATATGGAATTCATAAAGTAGTAAAAGGTTTAAAAGGCTTTAGTTCGAGAGTATTAAGAGAGAACTTTCCACATTTAAAGTCTAGTATGCCTAGCATGTGGACTAATAGTTATTTCGTAGG